TGTAATTTGAAATCTCATCCACTAAACGTGAACGGAAGGATTCTGCTTCTTCTTTTAAAGTTGTTTCATACTTACCTACAACAGCTTCGAGCTTGGCTGTATGATCTTCGTCGATCTTTGTAAGTACGGCTTTGAGCTTTTGAGCGTGATCAAAATCAATTGTCTCGACGAGCTTTTGAAGCTTTGCTGTGTGATCGGAATCGATTGACTCGATTAATGACTCGAGCTTAGCAGCGTGGTCTTCATCGAGCTTTGTTGTTGCAGCTTCTACGGCGAGCTCTGCTCTTTGTTCTGCTTTTTCGTTTACGGCAGCTTCGAAGGCTTCGTGTACTGCGGTTAAAGTCTCTTCAGTGATGAGATCTTTGAACTGTTCTTTGAGAATTGATTTGAAGTCCATATTAGTTGTGTATATTTATTTATTCTAAAAAGGTTAATTTTCTTCTTGATTTACGTAATTACGGATTTTATTTTTTATCTTAGCTTCAACGGCATCTTGTAAAGCTTGTTGTGCTTCGGAGTAATCTTTATTGGCAATCTTACCAATAAAGCCTGTAATAGTCTTTTGTTCTTCTTGTGTCATATGTTAACCTAATTTAATCTTGTTAATGAAACCAATCAAGGCCTCTCTTAAGAATGTATCTGTGCCATGCTTAGGCATGTTAGAAAGTTTTTCACCGAGTTGAGCTCTGGCAGCGGCAGAGCACTCAATAATTGTGCCATCAGGACGGATCATATATTCTCTTGATTCCATGACAGATTCAAGCATGGCGTTCTGTACTGAAGGTTGATGAACAACGTCAAGACAAATAAGATGAAAATTTGAAACGTGCTTGGCGTCTGACATCTCTTGAATGTTACCTAAAGCTCGAGAAGAGATACCCATTTTAATTCCGTCAGTAATAAGGGACTTAAGAAGTTGACCCATTGGTGTGTTAAGTACCTGGGACTTACCCATAAAGTAATTACCGTTTTGTTTTAATTCAGTTACAAGGTGGCAGGCATTAACAGGATTAACTTCAGTTGATTGTGGGTGATTCATTTCACCAATAGCTCTACGGGACTTAACCATCTCATCAGTGTAGCGGTTAACCTCTTTAACCATCTCGTCTAGCTTATAGATACGACCGTTTTGATTCTTTTGCTCGGCCATTAAAAACGGCCCAGTAATAAAAAGTTTTTGTTCTCCTTGACGATTTTTTTCTTCGATCATGAAATCAAGTCCGTCATGGATGTCTTCGACTAAAAATTTAAGTCCCATAGGTTTCTATTATTTAATCTAACAGGACACAATTTCTCCAGTTAAAATAGCATAAATATTGCCAGTATGTTTACAGCATTGTTAGCCTTTACAGCATTATTAGTAGCAGGGTGCGGAGCTTATTTTTCCGTACTTGGTATTGCAACACTATTTTCTGGTCACTTCTGGCAGGTGGCTATAATGGCCGGGTCCTTGGAATTGGGTAAATTAGTCGCCACATCATTCTTGTATCGTTATTGGAAGAAGGTAATTTGGTTCTTAAAGGTATATATGATAACAGCCGTTCTCGTACTCATGTGTATTACATCGATGGGTATCTTTGGCTATCTATCATCTGGATATCAGGTTAACGCTGGTAAAACAGAACTCATTGACAATAAAGTAGTATTAATAGAACAACAAAAGACAAATATTAAAAATGAAATTGATCAAATTAACTCGCGTATTACAACCCTTAATGAAGCTCGTAAATCTCAAGAAGCTCGTCTTCCGGAAATGTCGCGCGCTGCAGCAAAGCCGGTCTATGAAGATATGGCAAGAGCTGCAGAGGAGATCAAAGGTTTAACAGCAAGAGTTCAGCAACTTCAAACAACTCAATTCGAAAAAGATAACGAACTCATTGCACTTAAGACAGATGGTAATTCAGTTCATGATATCGGTACGTTTAAGTTTGTGGCTGAATCTGTTGGTTTACCTCTTGATACAGTTGTAAAGATTTTTATTATCTGTATTGTAGCTGTTTTTGATCCTTTAGCTGTAGCCTTAGTATTAGCTTACAATATTGCTAGAGGTGGTTCAATGTTAAAAGAAACTAAAACAACAAAACAGCTTTTAGTCGATGAACCTATTTCAGCTCAACCTAAGACTAAGACAATTATAACAGAAGAGATTATTGAAGAGGTAGTTCCTGATTCCGGAAAGACTAGAAAGTATTCTTCAAAGGCCTAAATGCTTTTCGGTTAGGATAGTAAACTCATAACCTTTCTTCTTACACCATTGCTCGGCTGCCTGCCACTTTGCTCTATTCTTCACGTACTCGGCCTGACGTCTTAATAATGCTTTTGTATTTTTACCTGGTTTAGGAGGCTGGGTTTGAATAGAGGGTTTAATTTCTATAAGGTATTTTTTACATTCACCATTCTTTGTTTTAAGAGTTATATTAGAATCAACAAAGTAACGAGATACTTTTCCAGTAAGAGGGTTCTGATAAGGTACTATAATTGATTCTGATCCCCAACTTATTACAGCTGGGTTATAATCACACCACCTAAAATATTTTAATTCGTAAGATGAGCGATAAAGAATAGGTAGAGTACCTTGGTACTTTTCCGGATGATTAGGCTTAAAGATGCCTTGTTTAAACTTAGATGTTCTTTTACGATTCACTTTTAGCACTTCCAGCGTCTTCTTGCAGCACAACCTCTTGTGTCTTTACCTGCACAACCACCTGCTGGAATCCATGCTTTACTTCGAGCACAAAAGCTTTTTCTGCGCTTAGATGCTTTAGAACCTTTTTTAACCTTACCGGTAACAGGAGCTTTAAGATTAGAGCCAGTAGCGCGATTATATTTTGCTCTACCTTTAGCTGTTAATCCTCCACCACGGCTTACAGGTAATTTTTCACCACGTTTAATAGAAAGGCTAGGTGCTTTTTTTTCTTCTAAAATTTCTAATACTATATTGTTAAAATTCATATAACGTTATTTAATTAAATTTACAAAATTTGAAAAGTTATTGTCAATAATTAAACAATAATTGTAACCTGCTTCTATTACTCCTAACTTTTTATTATTTAAATTATTTTCTGTTTGTAATTTTGCTATATACTTACTTTTTATTTCAACAATTAAATTATATTTCGGTATATAGAAGTCGGGGTAGTAGTATCTTACTTTATTATCTTGAAAGTACTTGATACGTTTAGGGGAATAATTTATATCTTTTTCGTTTAATAAATTATTATTAAACACGAAATCTAAAAATTGAGGTTCATAACCTTTAAGTTTTATTATTTTATTAGATGGTAAAGTATAATTTTTAATTTTATGTAAGTTTTTAAAACGTTTACGTGCTATAGTTTCATTTTGATTGGTTAATATAACAGATTCAGTTTTAGATCTTCTAGGTATGTTATGTTTATCAAAAAATAAAGCAACTGTAGGAGCGCTACAATTATATAAATCCCCAATACTTTTAAGTGTTAAATTATCGTTGTAGTGCAATTTATAAACTTTTTCTTTATCTGATACTGGTATTGCGTTATTAGGTTTGCTTCTATAAGCGGGGCTATGAATATTGTTTTGTGTTAAAAATCTAGCTAAAGAAAGATCAGGTACATTAAAGGTATTAGCAATTTGTTTTATAGAAATGTTGCTATTGTATAATTGTATTATTTGTTCTTTAAAGGGAGCTAGTGTTTTTTGATAATTTAAAGAAAGTCTTAATGAGCTATATTTTTTAATGAGAGTTTTTATAGAAGTGACATCGACATTATATTCATCCGCTATAGCTTTTAAGGAAATATTATTTTTATATTTTTTAATAATATTATCTTTTTCTTTATATATAACAGATAGTTTAGGTTTTCTAATAAGAGTAGATTCAAAGCGGTCAAATGTCTGTATATTATTTGACGTAAGTATCCTTTTAATATGACTTTGAGACTTTTTAAATTTTTGAGAAACTTTTAAAATAGAGTTTGTCTCTCTATAATAATTTATAATTTCTTTTAAAATGTCTTGAGTGAAATATAATATATTTCTTTTACTTGTGAAAGGATTTATATACATGTATTTAAAAATGGCAAAACTATACTTGCAGCCGGTATTAAAGTTTTCATTATAGCTCCTATAAAAAACATAGCACCAGTGACATCTTCATAAGTGTTTTTTAATTCAGCTTCTAAAGCGTCTCTTTCAGCAATACCCTGAGACATAAAGTCTTGATAGTTGACCTGACCACCACCAAAGAGGTTTGTGCCACCAAATTTACCTCTTACGTTACCAACAGTTATTTTACTAAGTGCTAAAGAATATCTATAAATCCATCTTTCGTTAATGAGGTCCTTAACGGGTCTTTCTAAATAACAACCAACAACACCAAGATAGGTCTGTTCAGGAATAGGTTCAGGTATAATTCTAAGAACTTGATTTTTAGGATCAAATCTAAAGTGAGGTGTCATTGCTAAAACTTTTGTTCTTGTATCAATAAATCCTTTAAGTATCTCCCAACTTACAAGATCAAATCCAAAGTTACCAATCATATAACTAGAATAAATTTGCTGAGCCATAGCCTGCTCTAACGTAAAGAGTGTATTAATACCTGTAGTTTCACCGTATGTAAAAGAGAAACAATCAAGTACTCTTCTATAAGAGTTTAAATCATAATCGTAACCAGCTGATAGACCATTTGTAACTGTAGTCATTTCTGATGTTTGATTAATAAGAGTTGCTACATTTATTCCAACCCCTCTTATATATTTTGTAGAATCAAATACTAAAAACTCTTCTGTATACCCGGCATATTTGGTGAAGAACTCCATTGCCTGGGCAATACAGTCATAAATTTGCTCGTTAGCTATTTCAACATTAACCAAAGGTTCGCCCATTTGTCTACGGATTCTCTGGGCTAAAGCATCATAACTTGTAATAACAGAGTTAAAATTAGTAGAACCGGAAGTGTATCTTGGCAAAACGTTCATATTAGTTATTTAATTATATTTCTTTTAACCCTCCGTAGTAACCGTAAATAGCTGATTTATCTGAAGCATCTTGATCAACAATACATTTAGCGGCCTTGTCGTTTGATTGTTCGTAAGGCTGAACAAGTTCTTCGGGGTTAGCACCGCCTGCTTCTCTTCCATATTCTTCATCATCATTAAACTGAATATTAAGAGGTTCTGCTTTTGTACCAGGTTCGTATGAGTACTCCCAGCGCTTACACTTTATAACCCAAATATAATGACCCATAAGAGCATTAGCATTAAACTGTAAATTTTGATCATCTCGTTCGGTTATTTCATAAACCGGGGCACCTCTACCACCTGGTCTATCTCCGTACCCACCATACTCAGCTAACTCAATAAGGTCACCAGCTTTTGGTTCTCTATACCGACCAAAGAATTCTTGAAAAGAAGAAATATGCAATACACAAGTCATATCACAATCAGCCATAATACCAAACTTTGAAAGCATTATTGCATCGTTTGTAATATCAGTTAACATTACGATGGGCCCGGCTGATACAAAAGGGGTTGTTGGATCTTCTCCATAAAGGTAATAATGAGAAGAAAGAGTGTAGCCATGAGTGTAGTAAGTTACTTCAGCTCCATAATGCTCAATCTGTTCTTTCCAATAACCGGAGACTAAATTTCTCTCGTTATCGTTTATTGTTTTGTTTAGATAACGGACTTTTTCCATTTTAGATTGTTGTTAGTTTTTTAAAGCCTTTTTTTAAAGATTGTTTGTATTTCTTTTTAGTTGGATCTTCAGATAATTTTTTTAAATTTTCACCAAGAAATCTAGGCTTCTTTACCCATTTTTCTGTAAAGGGATGGTAAACGGCGGGGTATCTCTCCTGATCTAAATCTCTAATAGTAGGAATATAATGAATAGGATGCTGAGTACCGGTGGCAAGTTTTCCATTTAGTTCTTTAATTGTTTGGAGAATTCTCTCTTTAAGCATATCATCCAAATTTGTTTTATTAATCAAGACTAGAATGTTTATAGAACATTTTTCAGATGAATTTTCTTCTAATACGGGGCCAACAATAAAGTAATCCCAAACTCTTTTTCTAGCATATTCTTGTTCGGCAGAATTAATACGATCAATATCTTGAAGTATTTGAGTTTTTATACCAGGTTGTAATTTTGGATCTCCTCCACCAGGAAGGAAATACCAAACACGAGGATCTAAAGAATTAGGAGATACGGGGTCTGTATGATATGGGAGATAAGCTTTATCGAATTCCTCTTGAAACAATTTCTTCATATATTGTATTTAAGCTTTTCTCTATAAACAGAAACGGCCCCTTGCGGGGCCGTCTTTTTAATTTCTGTTAATACTTCTTACTTGAAGAATTCGCCTTTTTTAACTGTTGATTTAACAGTGTGACTTTTTGTATTTTGAAGAGATTTATCAAACGATTTAGCTGGCTTAAGCTCTGGATCTGATTCAACATTACCACCATGGGCTTTACCACCATGTGGCTTTACTGAACCAGCTTTGTTATTTTTGTTTTGAAGAACTTTACTCTTATCACCGAGTGGTTTTAATTCAGTAGCTTCACCCATTGGCTTTTCTTCTTCTGATTCAACTTCCTCTTCAGGTGTTTCTTCATCGCCAAATTCAGCTTCTACCTCTTCAGTTTCTCCTGAACCAGCTTCATCAGAAATTTTGTCAAGAATATTTTGAAGATGATCCATTACAGCTTTAAGATCAGAAACGAGATCAGATACTTCATCTTTTTCTCCCTCTAACTCATCAACCATATCTTCACTTGATGTTGGTACTTCAATCTCCATATCAACAACAGGCTCTTCACCCATCTCTTCGTTAATAGTTGCTTTGAAAAGCTTTTCAAATGAGCCTTCGAATGATTTTTTAGGTGCTTCCATAGAATCGTTTAGTTTTTTTGGTTCACCAGTAAGAACTTTTGTACCTTCAGCTTCTTCTGGGTTTTCTAAATCTTTTTTAGCTTTTTCAGCGCCACCGCCGGCAGTAAAGCCAACTTTATCACCTTTAGCAATTTGCTGCTTACCAGCTGGAACTACCACATTATCTTTCTCTTCATTGAGAAGAATTTGGGATGTATAAATTTCTTCGAGAGGATTTTTCTTCATATGTTATAATTATATTTATTCTTTTTGTGTTATTTTTTAGCTAGGTAGATTGTTTAAAGTATTTTTAAGAGTTGCTAAATCATTGGAAATAGTTGTTAGAGAAGTAAGATCTATATCTTTAAATACCTCGACTACAGCATTTAAAGCAGCAAAATTTTTATTTATTTGCTCTAAAGAATCTCCTATACATTGATTTTCGTTAATTTGGTTTATTTGAGCTGACATAAATTATATTGAAAGTTTATAAATATCGAAATTAAACAAAACACATTCTCCGGCAACTGAACTTGGAAAAGCTGCACAAATTGGAAAATTACTTGATCTATTAAATCTAAAAACTATAGAATATTTTGTAGATGTATCTGTAATATTAATACGACCATTAAGTACCGGTTTACTCAAATCTTGTTTTCTATCAAACCAATACGGTATACTATTAAGTATAACTGCACCATTATCATCAAGTAGTTGTATATCAGCTGATCCGCTTCCTCCCCAGTTTTGTGTAACAATATTTGGACCTTCAATATTTATTTCATATGTACCAGTATCTGGGAACTGTATAGTTCTATCAGCATTTTTCACCATACCGATAGTGTCTACATATGTACCAGGGGTTGCATCAAATTTTAATAATCTTGAATCTCTAAGAGAAGTTGTCGCTGCTAAAGGAAATAAATTTTGAGCTACTATATCTCGATCGGCTCCGTTAGAATTTGTTATCGTTCTTAAATTACTAATACTAGTATCTTCTCCTGATCTTTCGACGAGGCGAGCATATGGAACATCTAAAGTTGTGTTTGTCATATTACTACTTAATTGATAAAGCAGAGTTCTTAAAGCATTTATTTGATCTTGATTGTCACAAACACCTGTTCTAAGAGATTGATAATTAGAATTAATAGTATTTAAGGAATTACCAATGCATTCAGTAGGCAAAATTGTTGTAACTGTTGGACAAGACATATTATGTTATATATTTATGTTGTTGTTCTTGTTGGGCAAGATGAATCAAAAAAATCTATTAATGTTATAAAGTTTTCCCACAAATAACTTAAACTTCTATTTATAACCGTTGAAGTAACAATTTCATTTTGTCCAACTAAAATATCTTCTTTTAAGTATTTAGGTGGTTTATATTGTTTACAAATACCCTGATTGTTAGTAAACATCACTGTTGAACGGAATATTTCTATACAATCCCAAAGTCTTTGTAAAGATTTATTATAAACCCAGTTTTGTACATACTCTTCTGGGTGAATATAAAGATCTTCAAGTTTCCAGTAATAATCAGGTAGTTTTCCTTTTAGTGGAGATATTTTCATTAAATCAGAAAATTTTAAAATATTTTGATTTGAAGTTATTAATAAATTGCGGTATTCATCTTGATAAACTGATGTTATATTATTTACACATCTTTTTGATTTAATAATATAACCATTAAACGCTCCGTTTCTAAAAAATTTAATAACTTGGTTATTAGTACAAAGATATATAATCTCTCTATTGTAAGATGTATTAATACGAACTGCAGTACCAGATACATATGATTTATAATCATAACTATATAAATAAGTTCCTTGTGTAGTATATACACTTATTTGTTTACTTGTAAGAACATGAATATTATTTTGAGAATCTACACATAGGGATATAGGTACATCTGTTACAAATTCATCATTTTTTATAGTAATAAGCCATGTACCTGTGTTTGAAAAGCCTTTAATTGCTTTTAAACCAATATCTGTAACCCAAATATTATCAAGTTGGTCTACATGTATATCATTTGGAGATAAAAATCTTGATTTTGAATTTACTGAACCCACACCGCCCCATGAGGTGAATAATTCCCAGGTGTTATTAGTTATAGTGTAAATACCGACTTGTGTTAAATCTGCATCAAGAACAATAATTCTATTTTGAGAATCTATACATATATTTTTAATATTACTAAATGCAGTAACATCATCAAAAAGATTTTCAAAACTATAAAAAGTTGCTTCGTAATTAGAAGATAAAACTTTAACTTGTGTTTTTTGTGCTGCGTATATAATATTATTGCGAGAAACAACACTACAATAATTACATGAATTTAATGTTTGTGTTTGATAAAAAGGACTAGTATATAAACGGTTTAAATCACAGAAAGAAAGTGGGGTATAATATCTGTTTAGTTTAGGTATATTAACATTCCAGTGTCCTTCATCACAATTTGTTGGTGGGGATAACTCACACGGTTCATAACTCCATTTTTTAGCATACGCTTGATTACTTTTTGTTTTTTTCCAAGTAATATCAATATTAGAATTATCTTGTTTTCTTGCATACCACTGCCATAGTAAACAATATTTTTGTAAACAGTTTGGAGCAATTCTACTACCTATACAAGTTTGTTGCTTCCAGGTACCACAAGAAGCAAAACTACCTACATATCCTCCAGCGGATAGGGCATTATTCCAAGTAATATTTCGGTATGGGGGAATGTTGCAGTTAACATCCTGCCAAGTATGTATAGGGCATGAAGTAACAGTTTCTAGTGTAGTAGAAGTTGTTGTAATTAATGGCCCGAGCCACCCTATATAGTCTGAATATGTTCCGTTATACGGATTACCTAGACTTTCTAAATACTGTAAATTTTTATAAAACTTTTCAATACAAGAATTAAATACATCAGCTACTGCCCAATCATTAGGTGCAATTTGTATTTTATTTGAAAAAGGTAAACTAAAAGGAGAGGATGTTGAGTAGTAAGAATCAGGGTATACAGAGTCATATTCTGGAGTTACTACAACAACATCAGTTAATGTTAGTGTAATTGGTGTTGGTGTATAATTTATTATACCGGTCGCTTTAATTGTTTTAGGTCCTAAACTATTAAATGTTGTATAAAAGCTATTTGAAACCTTTGCTCCTGATAAAACTATTGTTGGGGTCCCGTCATTAAAAGTTATTGTCACAGAACATAAAGAATTTGTTCTAGTACTAATATTTTCAAACTTAACAGGTACACCTGTTAGAACATATTTATTTGGTGTATAAAACTTTAATTCTGATGGTGCTTTTGAAGTTATTTTATATGATAGATTGAGATTAGTAGTTTTGCTTCGCCAATCACTTGAACCACCATAAGAAGGAACATTTATTTTGCAGGTTATAAATTTAGTAGCGTTTAAATAAACTAATGTGTCATTATAATAAGAAACAGTTGAAGGGATAAAGCCGTCACCAGAAAGTCGCAAACTATATAAATACTCTGCAGGATTAAGAGCTGGAAGACTTATTTGAGTTGGTGCTTCCCATAAACTTGTATTGAGACTCCAAACAGTAGAGCTGAGTGTATAATAAGTAGGGTTATTAGTAAAATCAGATCCGTTGCTAACCTTAACAGATAAAGATGCTGTATACGTAACAGGTATACTATAGCCGAAATTACTTGTTGAAATATCGACAGGTAAATTTATAGTACTTGATATACCTGAATTAAAAGAATATTTAACACTCGGGTACGGATTAATAACAATAGAACTAAAATACTTACTTGTAGAAAGTTCATCTCCTTCTGGACTTACAGTGGAGTTAATATACGGGTAAAATGTTTTTTCTCCTGTAGTATCATCCCGATAAAAAAGAGGACTACCACTCGGAAACGTTGTATTACAGGCTTGTAATTGTATAGGTATTCTAGGGTAAGAACCTATAGTAGATGAAATACCGACAACAGAAGAAAAGTTTGTAAAGTCTGTAGAATCAACTACTCCAGTATATACATCTGTAAAATTACCGAACTTCCAAGCATATTTAGTTATAGGGCCAGCGACAGGTATGGTGCTGAGGTAAATATATTCTGTATGTCCTTCACCTATAAATCCTAGACCCGGTGAATTAGCTAAATTTGCAGGTGTTATAGCAGCTCGGGTAGAAGGTGTATTAAAATATTCTCCGGGGTAAGCTATAAAATCTGGAGCTGTTATAAAACTACTTACAAACTTAGCTGATAATGATCTTTCAAATATGTGTGGGGAATACCATTTCGAGAAGGATCCAATAGCGCTTAAAGCAGATAAAACAATATTAACACTTGAAATGCATGGTGTAGATCTTCTAAAACTGAAAGTAGATAATGTAGTATATTTTGTACTTTGTTCGTTTAAAGTAAAATATGTTTTATAAAAATTTTTAGTGAAACTTGAAGATAGATTAAAAGATGTTGAACTTAACGAAAAAATAGCACTATAAGGTGTTGCAGAAGTTAATCGAAAAAAATAATAATCAGATTCTGTATTTTCGTAATTTAAAAAAGCACTTAATGATACATAGGGAAAAGAATCATAATCAATACTATAAGTAGCAAAGGAAATTGATGATAAGGGTGTACCCGATAAAAATGTAGCATTAATACTTAAATTATATAGAGTATAATTTTCTATTAGATAGTTGTAGGTCGGAGCAGTAAATTTTGCAATAATAGTGCCAAAAGAAGATATAGGGGAAGTATCTACACCTGTGTAAGATAAACCAGAAAGATTGGTAATTGTTATCTCGGTGCCGGGATTATATAAAAATGACCATGAAATTAAACTTGAACCAGGCATTACTAACGTCGCAGGGGTAAAGGTAGTTCCTACTTTACTCATTAAAGTCGCAGTTAATGAACGTGTAAAAGGTTCATTATCGAAATCAATTGCGCTTATGGAAATACCGTGTTGCATTTATAATACTTAAACTATTAATCTACCCATTCTACTTTTAAAAGCTTAGAATAACCAGGTTGTATTTGAGAAATGACAGAACGAATTTGATTCTCAATACGAGTTCTAAGTGCTGTATCAGTGATTTTAAGACCTGATAATTTTATATTGTAAAATGGAGATTTTGAACCAGGCAACCTATGTTTAAAAAATCTTTCAATAGTTTCTACATACTCAAGAGGCGCTGTTGGTATATTCCATATAATATCACTTGCTGATATTTTAGAACGATAAGTAGCTTGAATATTTTTTGGCTCTAATCCGTAATCATATACTTTGATAGAATCAATATATCCATTCCAAATTAAAGATTTAGAATTTATTTCATTATTAAAATTTTCTATTTTACCACACGGGCAACCAACATAAAGATCATTCTTGTAACCGTAAAATAAATTATAGTTATCAGGTATTTTTTTGGTGCTTTGTAATGTGTTATTAATATATAATTTCATTTGATTATTTTTAAAGACACAAGTTATAAGATACCACGTGTTATCAACGAAATCATCGATTGGGGTAGATAAAGTAAAATATGACGGATTAAACCCTAATGTTGGTTGATCAGCTGCTATATTGAACTGTAATTGAAATTTATTATCATATAAAACGCTATTAAAAATTCTTTTCCATTCATAACCTGTATAGTCACCTTTACAGTTAAAGGATAAAAATTTTGAATTTTCTTCCTTTGTTAAGGGGTAATTTATATTCAAAAATTCAGGTAAAAATATAGAAGTTACAATATCTCCTTCTAAAGTTGTTTGATAAAGAGCTTGCTCCTTACTAAAAGTTATTAAACAATACCAAGCAAATGTATTATTTTCACGATTGTATTGATGTAAAAATGTTATATTTTTTGTATCCGGGTAAACAGAATCTATACCTACTTTAAAGTTATTTACAACAGTTTTAGTTAAAGGGGAATACTGATAAATATCATTTGCATCTGCTAAAACCCAAATAAGATTATTAGGATCAATAGCTATATTAGTTGCGCTAATTCCTGGAAATTCTACAGCTACATTATTGCAATACAGTTTTCGATTTGTTTTTATAACCCATTTATTGTTTAAATTATCAAATTTTGCATCAAAACAATTTTGTTCTCTTACTAAATTACCTAATGTATTAAAGGCTAAAACTTCGTTCTGTACATATGGTTGGGTTGTTAAAGATTGTGTTAAAATTAAATCTTGATTAAAAATATAAGTTCCTGAAGTAGTTACTACATGAGTATTATTAGATCCGTCTATTATTGCTGTTTTTGGAGTTCCAGGTATTGTGTAAAACGTTCCATTTGCTAATTTTGATTGTGCTAACACATCCCCTAAATGACTATACTTATAAATTTTTTGAGAGGTTAAATCTACAACAATTGTTTCAAAATTTGAATTAAGCCCTGTAAAAATTGGTTTTGCTCGTTCTTGAGCTGTTATTTGTATGTTTTTTTCAGTATAAACTTTAATTTCTGGATTCAAATAAAATAAATGACCGTATGTTGTTTCAGGTACAGTGAAGTATGGATAAGATTTTAAATTATTATAAAACACTCCGTAACCACCACGATTTAAATTACTAGCTAAATATGTTGCTGGAGCAGTTTGCCAATTTTTATTGTGTATCCAAAATTGTAATGAAAATTCATTTAAGAGGTTATATGAATCATTATATGTTATATGGCAATTTATAAAGGAATTATTATCGAAGTTTAAAATATTCCTTTCAACAAATCCCGGATCTGAATAATTTTTTGTCCATTCAGATTCAAAATTATCAATAGTAATTGTATTTTGATAAATAGAATTATCTGTAAACTGTGCAGACCAATCATCAACGTTTAATCTAATTCTATTTCCTGAAACACCATTAAAAGTAGTAACTAAATCTTGATTAGTTTTTTCGCCTTGATGAAAATATTGATACCAAACTCCTGGTTCAAGTAACATTTGAGAAGGTACATCATAGATTATTGGATCGTGTTTAATATATATATTCGGATCATAGGATAGGGCGTTATTTATAGACATATGTCCGGGGTCATAGTAACGATCTAACCAACGAGGTTGTTGATCTGGTTCAGCGTAAAGCCAGGAACAAAGCCATGTACCATTTTTTAACTGAGTAGTATTTCCCCAAGGTGTATTTTTACCGTAACCCGATTGCTTTTTAAAAATTCTATCAGCCATAGCAGGAATTGGACCAGGTGTAGCTCCATTAGCTATAAGTGTTGAATCTGTAAGTTTTTGTGGCTGTGAAAAAAAAGGTACATGAAAGTATGTTGTTTTATTTCTTTTTAACGTTGTTTCAAAAGCACTACTTTCATAACCTAAATGGATTTTATCATGACCTTCAGCTTGATTAGATCCGGTAAAAATTTTATAATAGTTGCGTTGTAGTAAATTTGTTGCCATATTATTCGGGTAAATTATTTACTGGAGTAGGTGCACCAAAAGGTGTAACACATGTTTTAAGATTAGCTATATTAATATGTGCTTGGCCAGTTTTTATTGCTTCTTCAACAGGAAAATCTATAAAATAATTAGTTGGAGCTAAAAATTCTTTATTAATAGCGAGTGTTTTATTTTCTTGTTCTTGTAATAAAGAATTATAATACGTAAGCCACTTATTTTCAGGTTTAAAATTAATTTCTAAGGTATTTTTTGTTACTGGTATACATTTAAAAACATAGTCATTAACTATTGTATTGTTTAAATTAATTCCTGTAGCTCTTAATATATTATCGTTATTAAATGCAAGATAGCGGTACCCTTGAGAGGTTCTTGTTTTAAACGTTATAGTATTATTTTGGAAAACACATTCAAATCTTTGTCGGTAAGTTTCTGAGCCAACTAAAGAATATTTACTTAAAGTTACAAGATAAGGATAGGAAGGAGATACTTGTAAATATTCACCATTCACTAAAATTTCAATATTATTTGTTCCAGTAACTGGTAGTAAATAAAAATGAGACCCTGTTAAGGAAAGATTTATAGTTTTTGTACTACTATTATACACAGCATAATAGGTATTAGTGTTACGTGGTTGCAATAAAATTGTTCCGGGTAGTTTACCGTAAATATACTTTGTTGGTAAAGGGAAAATATTTTGTAGTGGTATAGCAGATGTTAAAACAAAAACAGAATCTCTATTAATAGTAGTATCTTGATAGTTAACTAGTGAGTTGTATTTATATAAAGTATATCCGTCAGTATAAGAAACTTTTGTGTTTTTAAACTCTTCGTCTCTATAATACTGATATTTTAATTCTACTGGTTGTAAAGTAGAAAGAGATTTGTAGGTAATACTAGCCATTACTAGTATTATTTATAGTTTAAAATTGGTTCTATAAACAATATTATTAACAACCTTGTACTGTATATATTTGATATGTTGTTCCATTATTTCCTGAATAAAGTACAGGTAAATTATAACTATCTTGTAAACTGTTACTAGGACGGGTAGGTATTGTTGGAAAAATATTATTTTGCGAGCTAGATGTATTTGTTACAAATGAACATGTATTATTACATTGAATACTATATAAAACTCCGCTAGAATTGTTTTTACTCTTTAAAAATTTTATTTCATTTGCTGAAAGAGTTGGAAGATATATAGGACCAATTGTAGTAGAACAGGAACTATAAGATCCTGTATTTCCACTATAAGCAGTAATTGACGGATAAAAAACGGGGTATATGTTTATATCTCTACTATATGTATGTACAATATCAAAATTACGCGGACAAAGCGGGTCGTCGACATACGATCGAGTATTAACAAGTTCTGGATCTGTTGAATTACTACCTTGACGCACAACAGTTTTTATAGGTGTACCGTCACCGAGGTCCCAATCAATTCTATCTATAGGGAAAGATCCGGTTTTTGTTGCGAGTGGCGATAACCTAACAGTGAGATCATATATACCTGTATAAGGACGAGTTTCACAATGCAGTTGTGCTGTTGGTAGAATTTCTTTAACTTCAACAATATATTGTTTTGTTGAAGTTTGAGTATTAGTAGAAGTAGAAAGAGTTGTATTAAAATTACATAGATACTCGCTTGGTTCATAGAACCATCTTTTTTGAAATACATTATTAGTTTTTGCTTGTTCCCAAGTAACTCTATTAGCGAGATTACTACAAGCAAGTTTTTCCCATATCCAATATTTACAATATTTTTGTAAACACCTATCGAGTGGTGTTATAATAGCTTGAATGGTACTTACTGTAATAGTTTGAGTTTGAGTCAAAGAAACAGAGTATTTACCCGGCATTATAAATATATGTTCAATAGGGGTAGTACAAGACAGTGATACTAGATTTCCGCTATCATTATAATAATCTCCAAAATTCCAATTATAATTTATATCATTATCAATAGAATTTGTTGGGGGGTTATTAGCAGTTGAGTTATTGTCAAAAACAACTTTTAAGCCTGGAGCGTAACCTGAAATGTAAGAAGTTGTTGCATTTGCTTTAATCCAAGTTTGACCAGAAGTAGCATATAAAGTTTCATCAATTGCATCCGGTATGCTAGTTTGTAGAATGTATATAGGTACGTTTACCGGTAAAGTATCGTAAAATGCAAGTCTACGTCTTGCAACATCATGTACATAAGAAGAAGTTGGCTGAAACACCCCACCAACATTTACTATAAAATCAGAATTTTGTGTTATTTTATAGTTGGGATCTCCTGCTAAAGATAAAAATGCTGTAGGAGATGTTAATTCGTAATTCCAATTTGCTGGTGCATTAAGTTTAGGTAAATATGTCACTAATAATATAGTATTATCAGGTACTGGAGAACTAAAATTAACAGTTTGATTGGAGGTATTTATAGTATATGATTCTGTAGATTGTAATATACCATCAATAGAAACAATATAATATTTTGAATCAGCTGAAAGGGAAGTAGTGCCAGGTAAATAAAAAGATCTTGTTTGAAAAGGGGCTGAAGAAACCCATGTTTTAAGAGAACTAATATATTCACTTGGTAAGAAAGGATTGAATAACTGTACAACATTAATTTGTATATTTTGAGCTGATACACTATTTGTTATTAAAAACTGAAGTGTTTTATTAGTAGCATTTATTGTGTAGGTGTTTGGGGGCTGTATTACACCGCCTACACTAACAATATAGTTATTTTCATTATCAGATAAAGGTATTGTGCTTGCTAATTTATAAGTATTAGTTGATAGTAGAGTTGTATTAGTATTTAAAAGTGTGGTAAGAAAAGCTTTTTCAAAGGCAAAAGTAGATAATGGTGTACCAGAATCCCAAGTGTAATTACTAGGTACTGTTAAACCTGAAATAATTGAAAAGTTTGTTGTCATATTGCGTTAACTGTTAAAGTATAATATGTTGGGCCTACATTATTATTTACGATAAAAGATAAAGAATATACCCCTGTGGTAGGTATTTGACCGGTAACTAGACCAGTTCTTGATAGATTAGCCCAAACCGGAAATGATAATTTTGTATAAGTAGCTGACCCGTTTTCAGCTATTAACTGCACGCTGAGAGGGGTTGAATATTTTTGTGTAACTAATAACGGTTGTGTAATAACAGGTGGTAGTGTTTGGCTTGTTTTACTTCGTGGGTTATAAACTGTTATATTTTTTATTTCTAAAACTGAGTAATCATTAATAAAAATTTCTATAATAGTGTCTTGTTTATTTTGATTTTGTGCTTGTAAGGTTAATAAAAATTCCTTTTTAAGATTATTGTAGGTTAATAAAACAGTATTAATAGTCTGTAAGTTTAAAGAAGAAAGGGTATTTAAAGTTGTAATATCAGCTTGTTTAAATGGGAAAATTTTAGTAAGCTTTATAGAGTTTAAATCGTATAGGTATAATTCAGGATATATTATTTTATTAAACATACCACAGGTGCCTTGAACTATCTGTTTGCGATTTGGGAAAAACCACGGTTCGCTTATTTTTGCAAATAAAGACTCATCAACTGTATCAGGTATACTAGTTTGCGTAATAATAATTGGTACATTAGTGGGTAAAGTGTCGTTAAAAACTAGACGGCGTCTTGCGACATCATGAGTATAAGAAATTGTAGGTTGAAACACTCCACCGATGTTTACAAAAAAGTTAGAGTCTAAACTCGCTTTATAAGCAATATCTCCGGTTAGTGGTAATAGTTTTGTAGATGTTTTTAATTCATATGTCCAACTAGCAGGTGTATTAAGTTTAGGTAAAAAGATTATCTGTATAATTGTATTTTCAATTACAGGGGAACTAAAGTTTATTGTCCTATTAGAAGTGTTTATTGAATATGTGTAAGGAGATTGTAAAACACCGTCTATAGAAACAAAATAATATTTTGAGCTTGTAGAAAGATCGTTAGTTCCTGGTAAATTGAAAGATGTAGTTTGAAGAGGGGATGTTAATATCCAGGTAGTAATTGTATTAATATATTCTTCAGGTAAAAACGGATTAAAAAGTTGTACAACATTTACCCGGGCACTTGGATGAGGTGTAATATTTGGATCTAAGAATCGTATTGTACGATTTTCTGTATCAATTACAAAACTACTTGGTGGTTGTATTACACCGCCTACACTAACAATATAGTTATTTTTGTTATTTGATAAAAAGTATGTACCACTGAGATTATAACTATTATTTGATAATAGTGGTGTTGTAATATCAAATGTTGTAACAAAAAAAGCTTTTTGAGATAAAGCAGTATTTATATTACTTTCATTCAAATTAGTTGTTACAGGTAGTGCTAAAGAAATTACACGAGCGTCATCAATTAAACTAAAAATATAATCATTTTCATATTCATATATTAAACGTTCAAAAATGATATTATTTTTTGTTTGTATATACAAAGTATCATAAAAAACATCTAGTCGATAAACACCGCTACCCGTTAATTCATCATATAATAATGTGTTTTTGTAGGTGTCAAATACTCCAGATAAAGCTTTAGAGGCTGGTAAAACAGCTTGAGAATTTTTACGAACCCAAATTTCTCCTGATGTATTTTTACGATTTCCTGGCTGTACACCGGTTAAGTTTTTATACACACCATACTGATTACCAAATATATCTGTTGCCCAATCATCAAGCTGTAACCCAAAACGTTTTAAAATTTGATCATCAGCCCACTTATCAACATTAACCTCCCCGGTAAATGAAACAGGGTAATTTTGTACATCTTTCCAATCTGTGTCAGTAGGTCCAGTCCAGGGTGTTTGTAAAGAGCTTGGTGTTATTAAACCATATCTGTAACGAGGGTTAGATTCATAACGAGTTTGATAAGGTATAAATTTTTGATATTTTTTAAAGATGTTTTTATTAACTGTACCAGCGATTGTACCCGCAATTACCGGTTCTTTTACCCAAGTATTATTATCATATAAAAGCTCAAAAGGTGTTTGTTGATCTTCTTTAGTTAAACCTCTACCAGCAATATAACTATTATAATTTTCATAAATGCCTGTTAGAGCAGATGAAGTTATAGTATTATTAATTGTGTAATTCTTATTAATGTATTGTGTGGCCCCTAAATTTTGTGGCACAAAGAACCCACCAAAATTTACTACACTAGATAAACTTTGTACTGTAGGTAAAATAGCAACATTTGGGTAATACCGAGAAGGGAAATTAGCCCAAGGTTGTTTTATATTAGTAATTTTATCTCCTGTAATTGTAGTAGTAACAGTATTTGATATAATAGGTGTTGCAGATATTGACCAAGTAAACGGTGAGATTGCGTTATAATAAACTTCAACGGGGTTATTATTAATGTAGTTTTCAAGTTGTAAAGAAGAGCTTGATAATGTAGCTTCTACAATAAGTTCTAGTGGATTATTATCTAAAATAACATTTAAGTTAGAAACAGAGGTAGTAGTGAATTTAAGAGTAGACCAAATATTTTTATCAACTGTAACTCTTTGTTTTAATGGTTGGGACCAAACCATATTAGAATCTGTTGTACGCTCATATTCAACATAATTTCCTGTATCTAATGTTAAATTAGAAATTTCAGGTTGAGAAATAATATTATAACCGTCTATAAGACGTAAATAATTACCCCAAGAATTTATACCTTTATAACCAGTATATTCATTTTTAGTGTTTGCAGTAGTTGCCCAAAAAGGTTTAGCTCCATAATTTCCTAAAACTGTATTTGATGTATAGCTTGAAGTATTATAATCCCACCCATAAAGTGGTGTATTAAGTACAAAACCAGGTGCAGGTGTTAAGAACGCTGTTGTAGGATAAACAATAGTTGTACCAGATATTGCTGTTACAGCAGGTATGTTATTAAATGTATAAAGCGCGGTATTAGCGTAATAAAAAGATGATGTGTTAGGGAAAATAGTTGCAGGGGGTATTGATGCAGCAGACATTACAACTACTGCAAAAGTATATATTCCGGTTAGTATTGGAGTTATTGCTAAAGATTGAGATTTATAAGTATAAGAATTTCCAAGCGGGTCAGTTACAGTCCAAGAAATGACTTTAACAAAATTATTATAAAGGGTATTAACAGCTGGATACTGAGAGTTACTTTGTCCAATAACTGTACTATTAGGTTGTGGGTAATTTAATATAAATGATTGTGTTGGAGTATTAGGGTCGCTGTAGCCGTCGGGTACCGTTAAATAATCATAGTTAGTCCATATTGATCCTTTATTTTGATTTATTATTTGTGTTTGTAATGCTGAATTAGCTTTTGTAAAAGTAGGTCCTAAAATATGGGAGTAAATTAAATTTTCTCCTGAATATAATGTCATAGGCGAAGGAAGATTAGTACTAACCCAATTTCCGCTATTATTTTTAACTGCTTGTATCCATTTAAAATTGTTTGAGTTAAAATTATTATAAGAGTAACGCACACAATAATCAGGAAATGAATTAGTTTGAGCATTTTGATCTCTTATATTTTGTCTAAAGTAAAAATATGATTTACCTGTTTTTAATATTAGACCTGAGGCTCCATTACCGGTTTTCCAGGTACCGTCCCCAAAACCTATCTTACTATTTGTTTTAAACCATGCAAATTTATTAGTCTGTATTAGTCGAGAAAAATCTGTGCTATTAGTAAACGGATCTTCAACTATGTAATCACAGTATGCTGCATTATCGGTATATGTATCTCCTGGATGACCGAAAGGTGTAAATAAAACGCTGCGACAGGTACATAAACTATGATCCTTATAAGTTGTATTTGAAGTTGTTATAAACTTACAGTCTAAAGCGTGATTTAACGATAGAAAAACATTATTAATATTTGTATCATTTTGACCCTGCCAAATAAAACGGGTAAAGTTACCTGGGGTAAATACACTATTAAGACCGGGCTGCAGTGGCATTGTGATTCGTAGTTCAGGATAATATTTTGTTGCACTGGATAGCCAGGCTCCCTCAGTAGCATATGATCGGTTAAGTTGATAGTTTCCAACTTTTAAGAATAAATCAGCACTAGATAATGCATCTGATGCAACAGCATTATTAGACTTAATACTCGAAAGAGGTGTGGGAAGACAGGCTTGAGCCGCATCTTCAGGTATTAACGGAAAAGAACGACTTGTATCTATAGAGCCATATGGCCAAACAATGGTAGTATCAGAATTTGGCGCTATAGATATATCAGTTTGTGTAAATTTATACAGCCAGGCTTCAGACGTATCTCCAGTATAGGAAGAGTCTGTATATAGTGGTGGTACAGGCCAAATTCGTATTTTATCAGCTAATTGATATTGAATACTAGGATAAGCTTTATTATCTATTAAAGTTGTAGAATTTATATTAATAGATTCGTGAGATGTTAAAGTAATGACTGATGACCAATATATATTTTCTACAGCTTTTTTAGCATCTTTTGGTAAGTAGAAAAAACGTGAATTTGTTGTTAGGTCATAACCCGTCCAATCTAAATCTCCTCCTGAAAGACCAAAACCAGGAAAAGGAAAACGAAACTTTGTTGTTTTTTTAGCATTTAAAGTTGCTTTCATGGTTTGATTAGATTCATCATACGGGACATATCTAAGCCAAGCACCTTGTATATCTTTAGCTGTTTTAACAAAAATAGTATCAGCTGTTTCTAATGTTTCTCCTCCTGTACCTAAATTTTCAATACCTGCAGCACTTAATGCTATAGGTTCGTACCGTGGTAAATCGGTAACGTTGTTTTGATATGGACTATTTGGCCAATAAAAATAGTTATTACCAGTTTCTATAGAAATGTTATAAAAATCTTGTTGTGTACTAGTTTTATAAAATAGAGAAGTAAATTTATCATTATTTAAATATTTGTTTGTTATTTCTTCAGAGGTTTTTATAGAATCAATAATTTGATTTCCGGATAATTCAAATATTCCGGTTTTATAAACCCATTCAGTAGAAGTTAATGATAATCCTAAACTAGTAAAATAATCTTCTAATGTTGAAAAATTAATATCATAATATGCAGAAACCGGTAAAGTTGGAGAATGATCTAAATATTGAAAGGTATCATATAATTCTTCTATTTCAATATTAATAGATTCTTGTATAGCACTTAAGTCTGGTACTGATTTCCAAACAGAGGCTGGTAAAGTTATATAAGTGTTTGGTTTTTTTGTATAATTTGATAACAAAAAATCTTGTAGTTCAAGATTAATACCAGAATCAGTACCTACTAAATTATATTTTATTTTTGACTGTTTTACATGTTCACGAAGATTTAAATAATAAAGAGCTATATCTTTTAACTTTTTTGCAAAATATGGTATTGCTAAAAGTAATTCTTTTTCATTTTGTAAGTTAATACCGTTATACCATGATTGTATTTCTTCTTCGTTAAAAAATAATTGTAGTTGCTGTAATAAATTTAAATAGTTTAATTTTATTTGAGTTTTTTTATCAATTGTATTTGTTGCTTTATTTTTATACCAATTTGTTAAATATTGATTATACAGACTATACTCTTGACCAGGTATAATACCTTTATGAGTACTAGACCAATCACTAAACGAAAAAGGGTAGTCAATATCCTGTATTCCGGTTGTTATGCGAGTGGGTTGCGCATAGCGTTGTAATTGCTGTTGATTGCCAATATTCACTTAAATTATTTAAGAAACAAATTTTTCGTTAACAAGTAATTAAATGTTAATTCGAGTATGCCGTTATCCCCATACCATTCCTCAAAACTTGAATTTGTCGGGTTTAAGGTAGTAAACTCAGAATCCCAATCTATAATATTTTCAATGTAGTTATTAGCATAATAAGGTTTAAAGGTAAAAAATTGGTAGTTATTTGTAATAGGTTGAGCAAAATTATAACCTTGAAGTTCAGAAAGCGGGTAAACAAATGTATTGTTTTGTATCTGTATAGTTAAAAGATTATATGTATTATCAAGTTTTGATCTTAAAATAATTTGTTTTCCTGCAGTTAAATATGTAGTATATGGGTTAAGCTCTTCACCTAAAGATCTATTTAAAACAGGTTTAACATCTTGTGTACCAAAAAGTTTATTTTTAGAAATAGAACCTATATCAAGCATTCTTTTAATTTCAGCAGGTATTTCTGTTATATAATTTGCCGCGAAAACATTTGTTTCATTAGCAAGAGATATTAATTGTTCAATATTACATGTATCAATATCAGCGTGATTGTATAAAAAGTTTGCTATTTTTTCATAAACATTTTGACCTAAATCTTCACTAGTACTTGATTCGGCATTACCAACAGTAGCAGGAATAAATTTGTCCCACAAAAATGTATTACTTTTGAGTATTTCGGGTAACGCTAAAGATTTTAAGTATTCAGCATTATTAAAAGATTCATTCACCCGTCGAATATTATTTTTATTTTCAAAGTTTATTATACTGAACGGTGTTGCTTTTCCTGTAATAATATCTGGTTCTTGATTTGAAAAAATATATTTTTGATACCATTTTATTCCAGTCCAGTCCCCACTAGCTTGAGCAGAACGATATTGATATATAGGGTTACTTTCAGTAATAGTTGCTCCGGTGTTTAAATCAACATAATACCCAAATACACTATTAGGGCGTACAACAAAGGAGTAAATATCTGAATTAGTAAAATTAGGGGTTGAGTTAATTATAGTATTAATAGTATTTGTGTACGAGTTTATAAACCATACTCGATTAAACCCATCAATACCGAGTCCGCCTATTTCTTCATCATTTTTAAAAACATCAGGAGATGTGCTTAAGGTTGCTACACTAGATACTGAAGTAGCCTGACTATTATTAATTGTCCATAAACGAAGAGTATCTGTATTTAAATTATAATACCCTAACCCGTTTATACTATGGGTAAACCATAAGTTGTTATAGTTATCAATAGCAAGATAGCTCGGACGAGGTATACCTGTTATAGATTTTATTAATGTATAATTATCATTATCATATAATTGTATATTTCCAGTTGCTGATAAAACGTTTGTTATATTTGCAACCCAAATATTATTATCTAAAGTTATTGCTAAACTTACTGGCACAGAATAATTTTTAAGATTAATTTGTTTTAAAATATTGCCGCTTGAATCGTATTTTAACAAACAAGAACATAAAGGATGTGCATAAGTTACCCAACAGTTATTATTTCTATCCGTTTCAGCTGTAGAGGGTTTTAATAAAAAGTCACTATTAAACTCTTCGCTACCTGGTGTAGGTAAGCCAGGTATTTTAATAACATTAAAATTAGAATCAAATTTAACAATAAAAAGATTATTAAAAAATGTAATCCAAAAATTATAATTTTCATCCATAGTAACTGATGAAGGTGTAAAATAACCTACGCTTTCTATTTCATCAGGTATGCTAGTTTGTGTAATAATAATTGGTACATTAGTGGGTAAAGTGTCGTTAAAAACTAGACGACTGTTTATAATGTCGTGGGTATAAGAAATTGTAGGTTGAAACACTCCACCGATGTTTACAAAAAAACTAGAATCTTGAGTTGCCTTATAAGCAATATCCCCTGTTAGTGGTAAAAAGTTGGTTGAGGTGTTTAATTTGTACGTCCAACTGGCAGGTATATCAAGCTTTGGTAAAAAAGTAGCTTGTATAGTTGTATTTTCAGGTATTGGAAAGTTAAAATTTATTGTTCTATTTGTAATATTTAAAGTGTAAGTAAATGAAGACTGTAAAACGCCATCTATAGAAACAAAATAATATTTTGAGTTAGTTAAAAGAGATGTAGTTCCCGGTAAATAAAAAGACGTAGTTTGAAGAGGTGATGATGATACCCAGGTAGTGATTGTATTAATATACTCTTCTGGTAAAAGCGGATTAAAAAGTTGTACAACGTTTATGCGTGCATTAGAATTCGGTGTAATATTTGGTACTAAAAATTGTATTGTTCTAGTTATAGAATTTATATGATAGCTATTTTGAGGCTGTATTACACCATCTACACTAACAATAAAGTTGTTTTCATTATCAGATAAAGGTATAATACTACTACTGAGATTATAACTGTTAGTAGACAACAACGGTGTAGTAATATTAAATGTATTAACAAAAAAAGCTTTTTGTGTTTCGAGACTAGATAAATTAAAAGTTTTTAACAAAACCCCGTTAGATGAAAATTTATAAATACGTTCTAATTCTGCATCACAAGCTATTACACTATAATCTCTTGGATCTATAGCCATGCTATAAATTCCAGAAAACCCTGACATATTGTAATTAAAAGTGTCATTACTGTTTTTTGTAGGTACAGGGTATTGTTTAACATCTCCATATGCTAAAATGTTTAAAGCTTTATAGGCATTTATTTCCGGACAAGAATTAATAATTGGGGCTAAACTTATTTTATTAAGAGCGCCTCTTTCTGGGTTAGAAACAAAAACAAAAGGATTGGGGAGATAATTATTTAACCGTTCTTGAAATACTGTAGGTTGAGGTATATTAGCGCTAACTTGTAAAACAGTATTTGTTGCGGTTTGAGAAGGAGTAAGAGTAGTAAATATATAACCCCCGGTACGAAAATTGTTTTGATCAGTTGTTTGAAAATAAAGCGGGGCTTCATCTAATGTGTATTGAGACTTTGTTAATTTAGTTAATGTAGCACTAATAGGGTAATTAGAGCCAATTAAATTTGTTGGTGGGTACGTAAAAACAATATCTGACAATTCGTTTTCTGCACCGTTAAGGTTATTAATTCGATTGTAATGGGTAGTTATTAAAAAGGGTATTTTGCTATCTTTCCAATATTGAGAATACATATTTTTAAGATAGTTACTAGTAACTTTAAGTTGATTGGGGTATACATTATTAACATACCAAACTGCAGCTCCCTTAACGTTTTTATTATTAGTATATGTCGGATAAGGATAAACACTAGATTCTAACGGATAAGGAAATGCTGATGTTTGTAAAGTGCAGGTTAATAAAAGAGGACAACTCTGACCATAATATCCGGGTGATTTTGAATCAATAAAGTAAAATTCTAACTCTGCTGAAAGAGCGACTACCCGTTTATTTTTATAAATGGGGATACCTTTTGCAGAAAGACTTGTTATAACATTATCTTTAGTATCAGTAAAACGCCATGTTGGGTTTAAAAAAGACCATCTTTTTGGTACATACTGATAAGGTATAGATTGAGAATTTATACAAAATAAATCTACTACAATAGGGGCTGGCGCTATAGAGGATAAAAGATTAACTTGAGATGTTAATACATTAATTTTAAAAGGTTTGTCTGTTTTCTTTCCAGGGTTAGGGTATTCATCTGGTATTTGAGTAAATAAAATATAATCTCTAAACAAAAGATTAGCTGTTATTTGTTTTTGAAAAGTATCTGTTTCACCGAGTATATTAGCGGAAGTTATTTTTATTGTGTAGGTGCCTGGATACTGATAAACATGAGTTGGTTGCTGTATATTATAAACGTAGTTAGAATTATCACCAAAATCCCAAACAGTGTATTTAACCCTTGCAGTTGATGTAGTTGTATTTACAAAAGTAAAATCAGTACTAAGAACATCACCTACACTCGGGGTTACAGTAAAACTTACATCAATCATAATTAATACTCAATAGTTTCAAAATTTATTGTCTGAGATGCAATTGTAATTTTTTGTGCTAAGTTATTAATATTTTCAAAATATAAATACTCAAAATTACGAAGAGAAACATTATTAGTAATAAATTGTTGATCGGCAAGTGGGTATATTGGATTTTTAATTAAAAATGATAAACCTTCTACTTTAGTATTACTATCATATAAATTAACAGTGTAAAACGTTTCAACACCGTCAACTTCTAAAATTTGTTGTGTTAAATTTTTAACATCAAATACTTGACCTAATTTAATACTGTCTCTTGAAAAATAAGTTGTAAATACGTTAACTATACCGTTTATTATTGATTGATCACTACGACGAGAGTTAGGTTTTTTAACTATTTCAAGACCGTAATTACTTTCTTCAAATTCGAGTTCTGAACTATCTATTAATTTTGATAAACTAAAATCAACAGCTTTATAAACAGGATCTACAAAAACGGTTTCTGTAGTAGCCATTTTACTGTTTAAAACAGAAGAATGAATTAATTCTTTTTGAGCAGGTACTAAATAATTTAAATTTTCAAAATTACTAGAACGTGGTACAACAATTAAATAAATGTTATTAAAATTACAAGAGTCAGCATATAAAACTTGATTTAAAAGGGCTCGTTCGGTTTTTTGAGGGTCTTGTATACCGATATCATAAAAATATTTTAAATAACTTGAAACATAATCCCAGTTATTCATAGCTTTAACTTCGGTTATAAGGTTAGCAAAATTTGTAGTTATAAATGTTTCATAATCTCTTGTTGTTACTAATCTATATTGTGTTTTATAATTAGATGGCGCTGCTTGACGGATTTCTTCTGTTGTCTCTATTTCTTTAACAGGTGTGGAACTACTTTCATTATCAAATAGTAAGTAACTTGTTTCATTAGAATTTATTAAACGATATTGATCGTATAATATATCAGTTAAAATTGTATTAAATTGTGGAGTATTATAAAGAACAAAAAATGTTCGATTAAAACTTAATGCACGGGCACCAATTTCCCCTTTTGTTCCAGATGATTGAAGGTAATAAATTGCTACAATATCCCCGGGTTCAAGTTTTTTTCCGTTTATATTATTACCAAATTTAATTTCGTATCGTTTATTACCATTAAGTCTAATTTCGTATTTTTTAGCGATACTACTTTCTAAATACAAACTAGAGGTTTTACTATATTGTTCCCAAACCCCGGTTGATTTTGGTTTAACATAAACATCTATATTAAAGTGATCAACGTTTTCATTTTTTGTGTTTAAAATTAAAAGTTCATTATTGTCTCCAATAGCTGTGTAAAGAGGATATTCTTCATACTTGCCTTGGAATAATAATTTTTGTCGAGAAATTTCATCTAAACTTTCTATTCCGCCAACGTTAAATTTATTAAAAGTAATTTCTTCGTTAAAAGAAAAAGGTATATTGTTTATAACAATATAAGAGTAACGTGGTATTGTATAGATACCATTAGAAAAAGTTGTAGCAGAACATTTAAAACTTAACGTAGATGTTTGATAACCAATAGGAGAATAATCAACAAGTTTTACAATACGGTTCATATTTTCATAAAGCTGTGCTTCTGAAAACATAGATTCTGTTGAGGTTTTATTTAGGTAATATATTAAAGTATGATATGAATAAGCTATAATATCAATAATAGATGCTAAATTCGAGCCAATAAAATTTTGATCGGTAAAAACGTTTTGTTCGTTAAGACGGTCAATTATTAATTGACGCAAAGACATAGCGTCAAAAGCTATATACCCATCTTTAGGTATAGAAAAATTATCTGTATTATTAGTTGTTGACATATTATGTTGTTACGGGTTGATTTCTACTTGTTGGAACAAATATAAAAGATTGTTTTTTAATATCAAAAATAGTTGGTATTTCGGTTGTTAGTTTCAATATTGGTATTTCAATAATTATTGTAATATTATAATAACTATCGTCTGGTATTGCAGTTACATTTACTTTTAGAATTTGAACACGAGGTTCATATAATTGAATCTTTTGATAAATTGCATTACCAATAAGATTAGCATTATCAAGTGTTATTGGTTGAAACAAAAATTGATAAAGGTCTAAACCATATTGTGGAAATAAAAATCTTTGACCGGGTAAAGTGTTGAATAAATTTTGTAAAGAGTTTTTTATAGCAGCTAAATCAAACGAAGCTTTAATATCTGATCCATTAATTGATTTAGAAAAACCTGCAGAAACAATTGCATTTTCTTTTATATCTAATGAAAGATCTTTATAAATATACTTTTGTTCGGTATAGGTTTTAGATAAACGTTCAAAGTTTTTTAACTGTATGGCCATTTTACACTATTATTTAGTACAAGAATTGCATAAATAATATCAGAATTACTATGGAAACTAAATTTGATGTTTTATTTGAAAATTTATTGGAACGCTATCAACAGGGTGGTCTTATAATTGGTGACCGTGTTCGTTTTAAAAAAGACGCTCTTAATCACGAATTCTTTAAAGGTAAAGGTACAAATTTCCTTGATGTCGTTAAATCCTGTATGGATCCAAAGTTTGATCTTAATTTAAGAGTTTCTGCAATTAAATCAATCTATCCAACAACAACTCAAAATTATCGCGGAGGTACTGAATCTCCTGATAAAATTTATGCTGATGTTATTGTTGAATACGCTCCAGGCCTATATCGTACACCTATGACAGTGCCTATCGAGGTTCTCGAATTACAAGATGATGGTATTAATACCGGTCCTGTTCCTGATTCAATACGTCGTAAATCAAAAATTCAAATTAAACCAGAAGACGAAAAAGCAAAACAAGATGCTAAATTCGAAATTAATCTCGATAATAAAAATGTTCAGCTTCCTGGTGGCACAAAATGGAATGATTCTAAGCCAGGTGCCGGTAATATGCCAAAGAAAAAATACTAAGTAGATTTACTAGTTTTTTGGCGTAGAATAGCTTAAGTTATTCACACACATTCTTTGTCAAATTTATGATTACAAACTATACCTCTGAGCTGTTACCGGAAAAGTTTTTACAAAAATATATCAATAAAGAAGTACCTTGGGGCTTCAATGGTTTAGGATATATTGTCTATAAAAGAACATATGCTAGAAAAATAGAGGGTACCGATAATACAGAGGAGTGGTGGCAGACTGTTGCACGCTGTATTAACGGCGCACAAGAAATTGGTGCTGACTATACTTCGGAAGAAGCACAACGCTTGTATGATTTAGTTTTTAATCTTAAGTGTAACTTTGCTGGTAGAATGCTTTGGCAGCTGGGTACCGAGACGGTTAAGAAATTTGGTGCTAACTCTTTGCTTAACTGTTTTAGTGGAGAAACAGAATTTATTACAGCGCAAGGTATTAAACAATTAAAAGATTGTGTTGGTCAAGATATAGAAGTTTTAGCGGCAAAAGGAGGTTGGAAAAAAGCTACGGTAGAAAAATTTGGTAAACAGCAACTACTAAAACTTACTATAAAGAGAGGTAGAACAGAAAAAGATATTTTTACAACAGCAAATCATAGATGGTTTGCTCGCTCAGAAACTAGAAAAACTACTGATTTATATTCAGGGTTTAATGAGCTAGTTACAACAGACCTAAGACCCGGCATGCACTTAAAATATATGTTTGGTCAGGGAATTAAAAATTTACTTCCCTCGTCATATGGTGTTAGTCATGGTATAACATATGGAGACGGTAATTACAATTCAGCTACAAAATATTGTCAAGTAACTCTTTGTGGAAAGAAAAACGAAAAACTTAGAAAATGGTTTGCTCCTAGTCCAGTTTATGAAGTTCCGAACGCATGTAATGAAGGGGCATTAGTGATATCACATCTTCCAGGTAACTGGAAAGAGGCGCCATCTTTTAATGAATCAAAACCATATTTGTTAGGTTTCTTAATGGGATATTTTGCTGCTGATGGTGGTATTTCAAAAAGAAATGGCTTCCCGACACTTTATAGTAAAAAGCAGAAAGATATACTTTTAGTAAGAGATATATGTTCTTTGTTGGGTATAGGTACTAAAAACATTAAGAGTCAAATAATTGAATCTGAATTTAATACTAATAATACCCCTTTATATAATATAGGTCTTGAACCGACTGATCTTACTGCTGATTTTTTTATTATACCTGAACATAAAGAAAAGTATTTACTACATTATACCGAAACCGGTCAAGATCTTAATCTTTTAAATTCCCAACAAGGTTCGCGAACACATTGGGAAGTCGTATCTGTAGAGAAAACAAATCGGGAAGAAATAGTATATTGTGTTGTTGAGCCTGAAACACATACATTTACCTTGGTTGATAATATTTTAACAGGTAATTGCTGGTATGTCTCAATTAACGATCCGAAGACCTTTCTCTTTATCTTTGAAAATTTAATGCTCGGGGGCGGAGTTGGTTTTTCTATTCGTAGAGAAGACATTCATGAACTACCTAAGATCAAGAAAGGGGTATCAATTGAACATCAGTGCACTAAAGATGCTGACTTTATTGTTCCGGATTCTCGTTCTGGCTGGGTTGAATTGCTTCGTAAAGTTCTTGATGCTTATTATACAACAGGTAAATCGTTCTCTTATTCGACTATCTTAGTTAGAGGGTCAGGTGAACGTATTTCAGGTTTTGGTGGTACAGCTTCTGGACCTGGTATTCTTATTGAGGGTATTGAAAAGATTTCTAAGATCTTTCAATCAAGAGAAGGTAAAAAGCTTCGTTCTACAGATGTTCTCGATATCTGTAACATTATTGGTTCGATTGTTGTAGCTGGTAACGTTCGTCGCTCGGCACAGATTGCTCTTGGAGATCCAGACGATTATCTTTATCTCAGAGCTAAAAACTGGTCGTTAGGTAACATTCCTAACTGGAGAGCTATGTCCAATAATACAATCTATGCTGATGACTTCTCTCATATTTCTAGTGAGATTTGGACGAATGGTTATATTGTAGATAAAGAGACAGGTTTTGCTAAAGGTGAACCTTATGGCTTCTTTAATCTTCCTTTATCCCAAAAGTTTGGACGTCTTAAAGACGGACCTATGAAGAGTTCTAAGCTCTATCCTACAAACGAAGATAACGTACTAGGTACTAATCCTTGTGCTGAAATTTCGTTAACATCTTATGAGTGCTGTAATTTGTCTGAGCTTTATCTTAATAATATCTCTTCTGTTGAAGAGCTAATCGATTGTACAACCCTTCTTTATAAAACTCAAAAAGCAACAGCAGCAATGCCCTTTATTCATGAAGAGACGAACAAGATTGTTCATAAAAACATGCGTTTAGGTCTTGGTGTTACCGGCATCTGTCAGTGTTCAGATGAGAAGATTGAATGGCTTGATAAGGGTTATGAAGCACTTCGTAAGTTTGATAAAGAGTGGTCAGCTAAGAAAGGCTATCCTGAATCAATCAAACTAACAACAGTTAAACCATCTGGTACTTTGTCCTTATTAGCTGGTTCAACACCCGGTGTACATCCTGCTTATTCACCTTTCTATATCCGTAGAGTCAGAATGGGTTCAGGAGATAAGCTCGTCGGTATTTGTCGGGAGCTTGGTTACCACGTTGAATACGTTCGTGGGTTTGATGGTAAAGATGACCATACAACTGTTGTAGTAGAGTTTCCTTGTTATGCAGGTGAAAGCTGTGTTGTGGCTAAGTCTATGTCGGCTATCCAGCAATTAGACATTGTTAAGAAGCTTCAAACTTATTGGTCAGATAATGCAGTCTCGGTTACTGTTTATTACCGTCAAGAAGAGCTAGAAGAGATTAAAGCATGGCTTGAACATAATTATGAGACTTCAATTAAATCAGTTTCGTTTTTGCTTCACAGTGAGCACGGATTTGCTCAAGCTCCTTACGAAGAAATAACAGAGGAAGAGTATAAGAAGCTCTCCGAGAAAGTAAAGTCAATTACTTCGATTAATATCGGTCAAGGAGATATTGAAAGTATGGAATGTGCTGGTGGCGCTTGTCCTATTAAGTAATATAATATTACTCTTTTTCTTCTATAACAACAGATTCAATCATCTCTATTGATTCATCTTTAACGTCGTTTAAAAGTTGTTTAAAAATTTCTTCTCTAGAAGCTACTAAATTAACAGTATTATTTGTAATATTACCTGGTAAAGAACCAGCTATAGCTTTTTTACCTTCAATATCAATAGCTTTAAGTTCTTTATCTATTTTAGCTTTTTTATTCTGTAAGTTAATTTTATTGAGAGCTTCAATTGCTTTTGTAGTAGATGAAATAAGTTCTGAAAGAGCTGCTATTTCATCCGGGTTTTGACCTTGTACAATAAAATCTTTTAAATCACTAACAGCACCAAGACCGGCATCAATTAAGTTACCTGTTTTTTGTAAAATATAATCGTTAATATTGTCTTCAGTAATCTGAGTAGGAGTACCTCTAGGAACAGACTTAGCTGTTGTTTGAGGGAACGAAAATGAAGACAATTCATCTAAAAGAGTATCTAAATCTGACATCAAATTAATTAAGCTGCTAGTTGCTTTTTATAAACTTCATAGTATTATATCAAAATGGAAACTATTATTAATACAATTAACGGAACATATATTGTTCCTGCTGATAAACAAGATCAATTAATTCAGTGGCTAGAAATTAATGCCGTTAGACCAGGTCAAAAACCGATTGGAGAAATTAAAGAAGGTCAGTATACTGGGCGTCAGTTAATCAATGAATAGTTCATTTACATATACAACAAGCCCCAATTCAGGTGTAAAGTTTCTTAAAACTCATCCTGATGCAGTTTTACCTGAACGTAATCATAAAGATTCTTTTACTGGAGATTCTGGCTATGATGTAACAGCTGTTGAAGATACTGTTATACCAGCAAGAGGTGCCGCTATTGTACCTGTTGGTCTTAAACTAGCTTATCTTCCACCAGGTATTTGGATTAGAGTTGAGTCTCGCTCTGGTTTGCAATTTAAATACGGCCTTCAAGCCTTCAACGGGATTATTGATAATCAATATAGGGGAGATTTAGGTATTCGGGTTCTTAATCATTCTGATAACGATTATACAGTTAAGAAGGGTGATAGAGTAGCACAATTTGTTCTTTACCCTCTTGTTACTTTAGAATCGTCTTGGTCTGAATCTATTCATGAAACTGAACGCGGGGAAAAAGGATTTGGCAGTTCCGGTCATTGATAGTATAATAACTTTTTAAAAATAAAGAAAAGATATGTTTAATAACTTATATGTAGAGCGTTACCGGCCTAAAAAGCTTGAAGATATTGTCTTAACTGAAGACGAAAAACAGTACTTCGAGTCTTTAAAAGAGAAGGACGAAGTACCAAATCTTTTATTTGCTGGTAACCCAGGTACCGGCAAGACTACTCTTTCTAAGATCATTGCAAATGATATCTTAGATTGTCAGTACCTTTATATTAATGCTTCTGACGAGAATGGTATTGATACAATTCGTTCTAAGGTTATCGGGTTTGCATCCACTAAGTCGTTAGATGGTAAGTTAAAGATAGTACTCTTTGACGAATGTGATGCCCTTACCCTTGACTCTCAGAAAGCTCTTCGTAATGTTATTGAAGAGTATTCACATAACACGAGGTTTATCTTTACTTGTAACTATCTATTTAAAATCATTCCAGCTCTGCAATCTCGCTGTCAGATCTTTAATCTAACACCTCCTTTAGATGGAGTATTGAACAGAATCGTAGCTATACTTAAACATGAGGGAATTGCCGTTCCTGATACCGAGAAACCAAAGCTCGTAGAGCTTGTTAGGTCTGGTTACCCTGACTTACGGCGTATTATTAACGACATTCAGAAGTTTTCTTATACCGGAACTTTAACGATTAAAGATAATCAAGTTAAAGGCATTGCTAATAAGGTCGTTGAGAAGATTAGAGGTAGGGTATCTCCTCAAGAACTTCGTAAGTATGTTATTGAAAGAGAACAAGAGTTTTCTGGGGATTATCTTCAACTTCTTAAAGAGATGTTTGAAGTAATGTTTGAGACTGATACAGATGCCAATAACCTTCTTATAATTTCTGAAGGCATGTATAAGGATGCCATAGTAATTGATAAAGAGATTAACTGGTTTAGTACTTGCTTAAAATTATACAATTAACGACCACAGCAACGTCTTATCATCGGTTGAGATGCTTGTGGCTGAGGTGTAGAGGTTTGGGTTTGTTGTTCTGTTATTGAAGGTTGTTCTGTATGAATATATGTGTTAACATCCATCATGGCTTGCATTTGACTAGGATATGGTTTGGAGCGATATACAACTATGTTATTGGTAGAGTTATGTACAGAACCAATATACTCATTATTTTCTAAATTTATAGATGTATAATAATTTCTCATATAATAAAATTAATTATCTTTATAAAAATTAAATTCAAATTTATGCTAAATTACCTGTAGTTATACCTTGTATAGGTGTGGATACAGCAGAACCGTTTGAAGTAGGTAAATTAGATAAAGATTGATATCTATGTACTTTTACTGCTGTAATATCGTTATAGTAAACCTCTGCTTCAAAAATATGTTTTATATCTATTATAAACCATTGACCAAAAAATTTATCTTCAAAATGTCCGGGTGGCACTCCTTGAGTTTTATCTATAGCTATAAACCTTCCTGTCTCTCGACTTGTTAAACCAAGAACACGAAAGTTTACAGCTGCATTTTGAAATACACCTAGATATAAAAGTTTTTGTATACCTGGTAGTTGTCGTAGAGTGCTATCGTTGTCATTAAAATCACCATATAAAGAAAACATAGGAACAATATTTTTAGATTTTTTATCTTCGTTTAAATTTACTAAAAATAAATCATCACTACTGCCAACTTTATATAATTTTTCGATATATTGTTGAGAGATGTAATCTTTTGCTTTATACACAGTATTTTTTGCAAAATCGGTTCTAAAAATTCTATTTTTAAAGTCGTATGAATAAACAGGAGAAGTACAAAACCCTTTTTCGTTCATTAAGGCTGCAATATCAACAAACCTATAATTTGTAATTTGATTATATTTAAATATTTTAACATCAACAGTATCACTGTCGTCTTGACTTATTGGTGCTTTTAAAGCCCGGGTCGGGTTATCAGATGTTGATACATAGCTTTGTAAGAAAAAATGCTCAATTTGCCATTCACCTGGAGCATTACCATTTTTTGTTGATTGTTCAAAATAATATTTGAGTGGTCGAAGTGTGAAGTAGCCAAGATCAGTATAATCAGGACCTCTTTCTTTTATAAGAATACTAACATCATTAATATTTTCTTCATTACTTGTACTACTTAAATGTTGTTCGTATACGTACATTAAACTTTCATAAGCGGTTGTTTGTGCTGGAGCTGTATAAAAAAGACGGCCGGCTCCATTATCCCATGCTTCTTCATTTCCTAATGGATTATTATTAATACCATCTAAACCTTTTAATATAATTTCTTTAATTGCTTGTCCTGTTGGTATCATTCCATAATTAGAATATATACCAGCTCTTTTATCTCCTTCAATATCTGCAAGAGGAGAAAGAGCTGTTGAGTACTCCATTATATTGGTATTAAGTTTTTGATACCAGTAATCCCAAAAATATACTTTCAAACATTTTAAATCCGCGGAAGCAGCATTTTGTGCACCTGGAGGTAAATCAACATCTTCGATATCATAAATTGAAAAAAGGTATGAAAGAGTCCAGTGTGTTTTATCTCTTATAACAAAATCATTTACAGCCTCACCCACAATTTTCGGTGTTACTCTTATTCTTAATAAATCTTTTCCGTCATTGGTAAAGTTATAAATTCGTCCTGTACTAGTTCTTAGCCCGGTTTGTGCTGTTGAATATTGCCCGGTAATACTGCTAAATAGTTCATCTCCTGCTTCTGGATAATAATAAAAAGACAACGTGCCACGAACAACCCATTCCGATAAGGTATCTTGTATTGTTAAATTAACAATTGCATTTGGGTTTATAGAGAATTGTTCAATACCATTATCTAAATAAATTTCACACTCATGCTGTGTTTGGTTGTACTTTGTATCAAAAATAGCCATAATAAAGCTTTATTTAATTTGACTTTGTATTTCAGTTAAAATTGTTCTTACTACTGATGTTTTAAAAACTTTTATAATGGTTCCTTGTTCAGGTAAATTAACAGGGTTAATAATATTATTAGCTGCTAATACTATCCACCATAAATTTGGAGTTTCATAAACTCTATATGAGATTAACGGCCAGGTATCACCATATTTTATCAAATATTCATTATAATATCCACCCGGTAAATTTGTCGGTATATTTATGTTTTGAAGTATATTATAATAATATCTTTCATTTTCATCTTGATAAATTTGAAAAATATTTTCATAATTATCAGAAGCTAGTTTTGGTAAATCTTTTATCTTATTTTGATACATAATTAATCTCCTGGTTGTGGTGTTATTCTCGGTCTAGTTGTTTGAGGTGGGACAGGGGAAGGAATAGTTTGAGATGGATTAGGTAGAGGGTAGTTAGGTGCACGATTAAGAATAGTTTGTGCAAATCCTTGAACGGTATTAGCAGCACCAGCTTCTATATCTGTAATAGTCTGATCTGCACCTTGAAAAATTGAAGCGGTAATATTTTGATTTTGTACGCTTTGAAATTGATTTTTACTAGGAATAACCATATCTAATAAAGTTATATCAATTTCATAAACATCTGGTACATTGCATAATGAACCATCGTCGTTTCGAAGTAGTCGCACATTTCCTCGGTTATAAATTGTTAAATTAGTTACACAAGAAGCATAACTATAATGTTGACCTATAACTAAAACTTCATAATATACAGGTGGTATACTAGTTATAAAATCTCTTTTATTATAAAGGTTTTGATTGACTAATAACTCACACAATAAACGGTTTTTTTTCCAATCATCAGGAGCTAGAGTGTTATATAGAGGAAATACAATACGAATACTTCTAGGATCATGACTCTGCCAAAGCCTTGGTCTATCGCTTATACCTATTTTAGGGTAAGCAGCCACCGCGGCGGCCATTGTGCCTGATTCTGCTAATTTAAATATATCATCAATAACACCAGTAAATTTATTAGCACCAGGTATTTTATCTATAGCCCCTGCAATTCCTCCCGTTGCTTTTTTAAAAGCTTCAACACTGTCTAAGGCTACCCAAGGATCGGTATTTACTTCAAAATTAATTTCTGAAAAATATGGCATATCATAAACAAAACCTGTAGGTTTATCTCTTGGATAAAGTTGTTCATATGGTGACAAAATATCACCTGTACCATCAACATCACCTGCTGCAAATTGTTGTAACCCATTTAAATAAAAATAATATTGTCTTTTTATGGTTGTCTCTAATACTTGATACTCTCTTAGTATTACTCTCCCCATTGTTGTTTTTACTGATTGACTAACAGTCCAAGGATAATCTCTAGTAATATTAACATAACCATATCTACCATCAGCAGGTACATAAATATTAGCTAGACCACCCTTGCCGCCAGCAATTGACTGTTGTACTGTAGTAAAAAGGGCATTAACCATATACAATTACTTAATTTAAAAATCTGGTATAAACTGACTTCTTACAGCTCTTATTGGATCAACATTGTTAGCAGCTACTAAAGAAGCTGGTGGGGAAGGAGAAGACTGAGTATTATTAATAGCGGGCATTACAATATTAGGGGCTGTATTTGATTTTGATCCAAAAGCCCGAGCTAATGCTAAAATGGCTTCACTTAAAAGTTTAACAGAGCTATTAGTTACTTCTGTGTTACTAGCAATTTTATCTAAAGTTTTGTTATTAATATTTATATTATCTGTATCGACTGAATTTTTTAAAGAGGGTATAGGTTCTTGAACAACACTTTTAACTAAAGGATTTATTGTTTTAACTTTTAATGGTTTTACAGGTTTAATACTTTCAGTAATTTCTAAATTTTCTGTTAACGAATCTGTAAAATTGTTTATTTGTTTATTTGACCAATCGTAAAGATTATCTGTCCATTCAGTTAATTTTGTTGTTGTGGTATTTTTAAGTTCGTCATTTAAATCAGTTAATGGGTTTGTAAGATTTGTTGTTTCTATTATAGGTTTAGATTTAGTAGATAGAAATGATAGTACAGGTTTAAGGGACGGTGCTAGATTAGACATTTCTTTTAGTCCGTCTATAACTTTATTACTTTTTATTTTCTCTAACCCTTTTGTTAAAGAGTTAACAATAGGCATTTGTTCTATTTTATTAGAAACTTCTTTCGTTATATCTTCTGATAAATTTATATCTTGTGCTACAGGTACACCTTCTTTTGAAACTAAACCACTGACTGTAGCGGGTCTTAATAAAGGTGAAACAAGCTGTCTTAATGGAGATGTTTTTCCTTTTTGAAGTTCTTTAATAGTATACATTAAACCTTCTAGCTTAGATTTTTCCATTAAGCTTTGAAACTTTTTATCCTCCTCTCCTCCGGTAAGAATGTCCCATTTATCATTATATTGATAATTTTTTTTGTCTTTTGTTTCAGATAGATAAACCCCTCTTAAAAAATCATGTACCCCTACTGCTGATTTATCATTTATTTTTTTTGCTATAGTAATTTTATTTTCAGGGGTCTCGGTTAACGTGTACTGTTTAGGTGTTAATTTACGTAAATTTTCACTCGTAGTGCGAGATGGTAAATCAAACATTTCTCTATAAAGAATATCTCTATCTGATGCATACTCTTGGAGTGGCATATCGAATATTTTCGGACCAATATCTTTTAAAATAGTTTTTATTGTGTCTTTTAAGAAAGGTACTGTTTCTTTAAAATTTCGCTCTTTTAGTTCTTCTTTTAAAGTATCATAACCAACAGGGGCTTTTATATTAGTAGCATACCTGCCCATAAACTGTGCTAATCCTTTTCTGATACGTTCAGTCATAGCATCATCTTCACCTTTTAACATTTGATAACCAATTGATGTGCCGGGTGTAAGTTCCCAAGGACGGGGTATTTTCTTAACTGTTTCTTCTAATTTAGAAGTTGTTTTTTCTATAGCTTTTGCAAATTTATTTAAAAAATTATTTTTATTTTCTGTATTTAAATCAGTCTCTTTAGTTTCTGTATTTGTGTTTATAACAGGCTCTTTAGTCTCCGGAGTAGTTAAAATTTTAAAAGTATTGTTAGTGACACTCAAAAGTTTATTAGTGTCAGCTTGCTTATACAAAGATGATTGAGTGTTTTCTTTATTTTGTGTTTGTTTGGTATTAGTTTTATTAGCTTCTGTCGTTTTAGTTTTATTGTTCTTTAAGCTATCAATTTTAGCACTTATTTTTTTATCGTTTATTTCAATCTTACTACTAACAGTGGATAGAGCTTTATCTACAACATCATTTAAAAACTTAGAATTTATATCTAATTTAGAAAGTAATGTATTAGCTAAATCTTCTTTAAGAGAAAAATTATTTGCTGAGCCTGTGTTGGTTTCCATCTCCTTATATATTTAAGAAGAGGTATTTATTAAGCATTAAAAAATGTAGCGTCAAAAGGGAGTTCTTTTTCTAAAACTACGATATTATCAGTATTATCTTTAATTTCAAATCTACAAACTAGTAATTGTTTTACAGTGTCTCTATAGTTTTCAATATATTTTATAACTTTATTAATTAAAGAAACTGGTAATTTTTCAATAATTTTAATACGATCTTTAAAATTATATTCAAGTAAGTTTATTGGTGTATTGTTAAGAGTAATAGATGATATAAATTTTGTAACTTCGTTTACAAAAGTATCTCCAATTATATCTCTTAAGTCAGTTGGATTTGAGATATTATTAATATTTTTATGAAGTTCGTTTTCTAATTTGTTTTCAGTATCTAATGTTGGAAGATTGCAGGTAATCGAACAATTATCATTTGTAAATATTTCTGAATTAAAAGTAATTTGTTTATCTTGAAACTGATTTAAAATATCATTTATAGAAACAGTTTTTTGTGTTGTATCTATACTATCTTCTAAAATATTAAATGTATATTCGGGGGAAATACACTCTATACGGGTTTTTAAAAAAATAAAAATTTTATCATATACTGTAAAGAGACTTGTATTTATTTCAGGATGTAAACAATTTTCTTTAATAATAGCATTAAAAGTGAGAGTAAAATCAGTATTATAAAGTTGAGTGTCAAAAACAGTTCTAAGTAAACGTTTTAATTGTTGAGTGGTAAGTTGTTTAAACTTAACCTCTTGATTTAAAGAGGGGATAAAAATTAAAAAACTACTATTAGTATCTAACTGTTGTAAAAGAGAGATTATATTGTTTACATTGTTAGTTTCTGTCATAGGGGTATTTATTATAGATTATTTTTAGGTTCCACTAAACTAAATCGTTATTAATAGGATTAAAAAATTCTTCAGTAGCATTTTTAGGATCGTTATTTTGATTTAAAATAGAATTTAATTTTTTGACAAATAATATATATTCTCCTGGGGTGCAGTTTTCTATATACTCAGGTGTAAAGTTACCAAGTTTACAAAGCATAAAGATATTTTCATATAAAAGCATTAACTGTTCTCCAAATAAAACTTTAATTAATTCTGTTAAAGTTTGAATATTAAAATTAAAAGGTAAAAATTTATCCTTTAAACCTGGTATATTGTGTAATAAATTTATTTTATTAATACTTTCTAAAAATATATTAATTTTTTTATAAAAAGAAGATGTTACTTTAATCGGTAGTTGTTCAAAAATTTTTGTCTTATCAATTTCAGTTAATTCTTGAAAATTAAAACTTATTTCATTTATTTTTATTTTTTTTATAAAAAATAAATATGTTTTGTCAAATGACAAGTTAAATAAATTATAAATATTTTTAAGAGTAGGTAAAGTGTAGGTAACTTCTATATTTTTAAATAAATCAGCCTGTAAAATATTTTGCTTTTTAAAATTATTTAAAGTCTCAATAAATTTATATAAGTTTATTTCTATTTTGGTATTTTGTTTGTCTTGAGGTTGAACATATATTACATTTCCTATACTTGTGCAGCGTATTTCTAAGAGCAACAAAAAACAATCTAAAACTGTTAAACTATTTAATTCATTTTTACTTAAAGAAGTTATGTCCTGTAAAATTTTTATTAAATTAATAAAAACTATTTCTGGTTCTATAACATTTCCTATTAAACATTTATAAAGAGTTTTTAAATGTTTTACTTGTAACTCTTTAAAATGAAAAGAATTTTCCTCTGTGGAAAATTTGCTAATTAAATTCATTTATTAAATTTATTACTGAAATAATAATTATACAACTTATGGTGTTACTGATTGAGCTTGAGCTACATTAACCGAAACATTTTGTCTTCTAGTAGCAAGTGGTACTGGTATTAGAGAGGAGTTTTGTGTGATTGCAGGATTATTTTGACTGGTAGTAATAGTATAATAATGATAAATGAAAGAAGCGGTTTTAATTATAGGGGAAGATGTAGCAACATAACTATAGTCTTCCCCGCTTACTTCAACCGGACAAGCACCAAAAAAAGTATATTTACATGCAACGTATGGGGATTGATTTATAGAAAATACTCCTAATTTATAAATTGTAATATTACAACGATAATTATCCCTACCTGATCGTGCAAGTAGTCCAAGATGAGAAGTAGCAATTACCCAAGGACGTATTACATTTTCGACAAAACTTACGTTAGTTTCTAAAAACGAAATTTGTAAAGGAAGAAAGGAGTTTCGTCCACCGCCAGAAAAAGTGCGGATAAAACCATTTGTCTGTATACCTTCTGGGTTAGCTTGAGAAGATTCTCCAGGTATTGATACAGCTTGAGCAAACAAACATCCTTTTGTTTGTTGATAGTCTCTAGCTAGTAGAGTGCCTAACCCTCTTTGTATATCCCATTCTCCTGGTTCAAACTGAGTACCTCTTAATATTGCCGTTACAGGTACAACACTATTAGTAGCTATAGATTGTTCTCCAGGGGCTAAATACGAACCATCAAATGATAATACCCATAAAGAACCTTTTGGTAAAGCAGTTGCTGGTTTACTTAAAAAGGAATTTAAAAAGAAAGGTATTTGACTGTTTAGTTCGGCCATATAGTATTAATACTTATGGTAAAAACTTCAATCAAAATATTAAATTAGAAAGGGGTTTGAGTAGTTGATGTAACTCTCCAGTACTGATAAGCTAAACTAGTTGGCACCTTAACAATAGAACCGGCATCACTTAAATCGTAAGATATATCACCAACGTTTACAACATAAGCACCATAAAGTGTATATTGACGAACAGTGCCACCTGTTTTATTAAGAAGATTTAATGTTATAACAGATGAATTTCTTGCGATATTATAATCCCCTGTAGAAGTGCCGTCATCAAATGTGTTGAATGTAGCATTTTCTAGAGTTGATCGAATATCGTAATTTTGATCACATCTAAACGTTACACTCCAGTTATCAGAATTAGGATATTTTGCTGTACCAGGTACATTAAAATCTAACCCCATAAATGGTACAGTCTGATTTACGATTGTTCTACCAGGTAAAGATGCTGTTTCTAAATAAACCAATTGGCTTTCACCAAAGTTAGTATTTGCAAGCTGTACCACTCTAAATTGAAATGTACGTGCAAAATCGTTTTGTTGTACTGATCTATAAAAGTCTGAGATGTTTTGTGCCATATAAAATATTTATTATATTAATTCTTGGAAGTTTTGTCCGGTGCGAGTAGCAATAAAGTTAACTAAAATAAATTCAGCAGCTTTAACCGGTTTAATATAAATGTCTACTGCAAGTTCGTTACGATCAATAACATCAGGTGTGTTATTTCTTTCATCACAAACAATTAGATAGTCATAAAGACCTTCAGTATTTTTAGCTAAATCAAAAATAGGATTAATAGTATTTTTGAGTCTAGTGCGTGTAAATTCTGTGTTTGGTTCAAATACAAAATATCTTAATGATTGTTGTGTTGCTTTTTCAAGGGTTAAGAATAACCGACGTACATTTACTCTATCAAAAGCAGATGGCTTCTTTTGTAAAGTTTTTTGACCAAAAACTGTAAAACCATCTCCTGAGAAAAATACAACAGGGTTTACAGATATTGTATAAAGAGCATCTCTTTGTTTTTGATTTGGATTAATTGCTATATCTAAAATATTTGGGATAATACCTCTATTTAAACCTGCAGGAGCATACCAAGGCTGAGTATTAAGATCGGTTCTTGCATAAATAGCAGCTGCTAAGCCAGAAAATGGCATCCAGATATTTTTATCTGAGAATGTATCGTACATTTTAACCCAGTTACCATAAGTTACAGCATAGTTACTATTAATAGTTTCAAATAATGTTTTATGGGTATTAAAGATAGTTTGTGTAAACGTATTAGATCTAATTGATAACGTTTTTGTATTTTCACCGGTTACAAATATTTGACGTACCGGGTCTGCAATAAATACACAATCTCTACGTGTACTTGTTACAAATGTATTAAAAATGTTTAATAATGTTTTATATCTTGATGTGTAGGCATTATCAAATTTACTAAAAGCAGATGTTTCAATATATGTTGTTTCATCGTAAATTCCGCCCGATGCTGTAGTATAAATAGTTGTTAAACCAGCATCACAAACAATATCAAGCGGTACTGTTTCTGGTGTTTCTATTAATGTTAATACTCTTTCTACCTTATCAACTAAATTACCTACTGTTTTATTAGAAGGTGCAAGGTATGAAGGAGTCCATGCACTACTTGGATATAGTGCTTTAACTTTTGGTAAAAGTCTAACTTTTGGTAATGTATTTTGAGACCAAGCATTATTTACAGCAATATTTGGGTTAATAAATAGTTTTAAATTACGAGAATTATTATTTACAACACTTTCTAAGAAAAATGTCTTAGGTGTTAAACCACCGGAGAATTTAACATCTCCTGATTTAAAAGAACCAAGATAATTTTCTACAGGAGAAAATGTTAATACTGAAGGATCGTAGATTGATTTGCGTACTTTAAATAAGTTAATTGAAAGTATGTTATTATAAAATTCTTGATTTAATGTCCAATCATATTGTCTTTCAATAACCTCTGAAACTGATCCGCCGCCGGCAGTATCTCTTGAACCTGATAATGCAAATTCATATCTACTAGAAGGTACAGTATAATATGGTGTGCTTCTACCAGTTAAAGCATAAAATTCCGTTACAGCTGTAAAATCAGAACCTTGAGCAAACTCAGCATTATCTGTTACTGATAAATAATAACCTTCATAAGATTCATTTTGAGCTGTTTTACTTGAATTTAATACTACAAAACCTGCGGTAATATTATTTGTACCAGGGTTCCAAGAAGCTTGAATATTAGTTGCAGAAGTAATTTCAGTCCATGTTATATTTGCTTGTATTATATTATTGTATTCATCTTCAGATAAATTTACAACAGAAGGTGTACCAACAACAAATTCACCGATACCGTCTCCTGATAAAGCAGAAGCTACAGGAAAAAATAATGCACTATATGTATTTGCAAATCCTTCACCGTAACCAGAGCCATAAGGTAATCTGGTTGTTAAAAGAGTAGCTGGGGAATTAAGAACTTCTTTAGCAGAATAGTAAAAGTATCTTTCAGCAGCAGTTGTTGGTGTACCATAAATTTGTTCAAATTCTGATATTGTTGTTACTTGTAAAACTTCATCAGTTGGTCCTTGAGACGCAAATCCTGGTATAAAAACAGTGGTTCCGCCGCCAAAAGTTTGATATTGAGATAAATCTGTTTCAATTATTTGTACTCCTGGTGAATTAATTGCTCGCATAATCTTTGTATTATTATTTATGCTTTTTATGGTAATTTTTAGTTAGATAAATTAACATCAATTTGACTATATTGAAATTCAGCAGTACTTTCTATTATTTCATTATCGCGATAACTATAATTAATACCCCCTAGATTTGTTATAAAGCTATTATAATAAACAAACTCTATAGCTTTTTCATTGTATTCGTTTAAACCTATAATAGAAATATTAGTTTGATATTCAGTTAAAATACCGTCTTCTAAACGATCTTTCCAAGTTTCAAGTTTAGGATTAGTTCCAGAGTAATAACTTGTTTTTGGGTCATTTAAAATAGATAGCCATTTCCATAATAACCAGTAATTTCGAAATTTATTATCGATAATAAAATTAACAGTTAAAGGTGGATAATTAGGACGGGTATAAGATGAAACATTATATGATTGACCACCAAAACGAACTTCAGTTGGAGGTACTGGTATTGGTGGTACAATGGCTCCATGAACACTTATTTGCAAAGGAGTAAGATTAATAAGATTATTACTAATGGATTGTTTATTTAAAACTTTTGGTAAATTTAAAACTAATAAAAATTTATCTTTACCAGTTCTATTAAGAACTGATTGCTGAGTAGGTTGTGGAGTCTCACAAAGGTCGTTGTCTGCCATATTACATTGGTTTCCAGCCCTGGGACATTAAATCGTCTATATCAGAGGTATCAAACATTCTTTCAAATTCTTTTTCTGAAATTAATGGTTGATACTTTGACTCTTCAATGTTACCTAGAGTTGTTATATTATTACTATTATTTAAGTCTTTTATTTTGTAAAGGCTTTTATCAGATTCGTAGTAATCGAGATTTCCAATTTTTAAAGGTTTATTTTGGTCGTCAAATTCTTTTACTTCAAAATATTGCTGACAAATTTCTGGTTCAAGAATAAACAAAGCCCAAACAAGAGACATAACTCTGTCGTCATAAAACAAATCGTTTTTCTTTCTATAAGTCCCGTTTGGATAGCGAATAAAAGTTTCAAACTCTTTAATAGTGTCTAAATCATTGACATGTACTACTTGTAAAAAGTTAACCCAGTAACGCATATTAGCTACTCCAGCAAAACGAAGATTATTATGTGAAAGAATTCCTAAGTGTCTTGTATTAGAGAATGAGCCTGTGTTAGCTAATTTTGAACATGATACTATTTTTTCGTACATATGTTTGTGAAAGAGAGCATCAATAATTTGAGCGCCGCAGTTATTTCTTTCTACAAGTAAGGGTGGATTACCCCACTGAGAGCAAAGATTAACTAATTTGTTGGCGTAATGATAGGGTTCTACTGTATTAGTTCCGTATACAGCTACTTGTTTTATGTCGGTTAAGTCTGTAACATCAAGTACTTGGGCCACAGAGGAGGCTCTCCCAATACCTTCTCCAACGTCAACACCAATTGCATATAATTTATTAATATCTGGAATATCAAAAACTTTGTAAGCGCCTTCATCACTTGTATGAATAGCAGGTTTTTTATTTTCTTTAAATCTCTCAATAACAGAAGCACCGACTGCAGAATTACCAGCATCAAGAAATGTATTACCAAACTCTTGCTGAAAGGCTTCATCAGACCCGAGAGCGGCAACCATTTGTTTGCGCCACTTTTCACCTCTTCCTGGGACATCCCACCAATCAATTCTTTCGGCTTTCCAACCGTTAGTTTCTTTTTCAGCACCTGAATAAATTTCGTAAAATTTGTTACCAGTACCATTTGGGGTACTGACCATAAAGATTTTTGTCTTCTTACCGGATGAAACAATCGGGATAACAGATTTCCAAAACTCTTCCATGAAGTGAGGATCAATAAAAGCTGCCTCGTCAATACAAAGAATAGAAGCCGTGTCACCACGAGCTGCCGTCGAGGTTGTGGTTGAAATACCTATACTGGAACCATTAGCAAAAGTGACACCAGTCTTGCCATATTCTTTAACACCGGGTTTGAGATAGTTTGGAAGTAGTTCATAAGCCATTCTTATTCTTTTAAAAATATTGATGGCTGTACTTTCTTTATTGGCAACAATAATAACTCTCTGGTCGTCAAAGAAGCAAGTGTTCCAAAGTGCGTATATTGTACTAATTGTTGTCTTACCGCATTGACGAGAGGCTAAAACACAGACAAACCTATTGTCAGCTAGGGACTTAAGAGCACGTTTTTGAGCTTTATAGAGCTCAATCTTCATTTTACCTTGATCGAGGTTTACAATCCAAAAATGATTCTCGGCAAAATGTGTAATATTTTCTCTACACTTTTTGATTTCCTTGACCATCTTAGGTGTCCATTCAAACTGGGCATCCTCTTTTGGTACATTTTTATCACCTCTATAGTATTGAGAGTCGTCTATAGGGTTTTCAATTATAATATCTTCGTAAGGGTCTTTAAATACTTCTTCGTTTTTTGGCACGAAGTTATTTAACCTTGTGGATTGATAATTCCAAGTAAGGTTGTTCTCATATGCTCTACAAGTGCATCTCTATCATGAGGGCTTGTAGCATGCATTATAAGAACTTTTTCACCATTTATATCGTAACCTAAGACCATAAACGTATCTAAGTATTCTGTTATAACAGAATCAAGTTGTTCAAGATCTTTTACTTTATATTGTTTTAGAGTAGCGTTGTCGTAGAAGCGAAGAAAAGCTTGTTTAATTACATCTTCAACCTGTGCTAGTTGCTTGGCGGGTAAAATTTGGTCTTCAGTATTCAGGGCACTTAATCCCATGACATCTGTTTTCTTTTTACGATAAGCCCGTTTGGGTTTCTTTTTATTTTTATCGTCCCCGGGCATACAATTATTTATTAAATTTTTTATTATACCCTGGTGCTTTATTATTAATATTATATTTGACTAAATGTTCAACAAGTACTTCAAAAGAGGAAGTAGAAATTTTTAAACGGCCAGGAATTCTTTGATCTCCATCTGTTAATTCAAAATAAGAATCACCATAAAAAGGTTCGTTAACAAAACAGGTACAAAATACTGATGAAACGCCTGGATCAATTACAATTGTCCAAGCACGAGGATCAGCATCGTTATATTCAGTAAAAAGTTTATGAGCATAATACCCGGAGTCCCGTAATCTCTTTAATGTGTACCCTAATGTTGACAATTTATTTGACATATTAAGACTTATACCTCAAGGTGTTATTTTACAAGCGCCGATATAATAAATTTTATATCAATGTCTTTTTCTTCAATTTGAAAAAGAGTTACTTTTAGTTCGTTGTTAATCTTCACAGTAAATTCATTGCATTTAGTACCAGCAAGTAGACGAATATTTTCTAAATTAAGTGGTAAAGTATTTTTAATATTTTCTCCAACAAACTTCTCAGCTACGAGGTAGGTTATATTATTAATATTCTGTCTCTCGAGATCGTTGAGCTCACAATACACTTTATCGTCTTTAGTATAGAAGTAAAGCTTATCAGAATCTGTAGCAATAGAGCTACCTTTTAATACTTCGTTAAACTTTGCATTAGGTAAGATAAAAGCAGTGTCGTATTTTAATTGTTTAATCTTATCAGGGTTAACTGGGCATCTTTGCATGTAACTATCTTCCAGTAAGAAGTAATTAAACTTAAAAGAAGGAGTAGTATATTTGAGATGATTATTCTCAATTGTTAAAGCTATATTATCCTGGTCAACGCAATCAAGAAGTCTAACAAACTTTTTAACATCAGGGAGATTAATTCGAGGGATGCCTCTTACCGCTGTATCAGTTTTATAACTAGCCAGGAGTACAATTGAGCCGTCTTGAGAGGCACAAGTAGTAAATACCTCATCATCATTAAATGAGATAGAAACGTTATCAGCTAATTTGCTGATAGGTGTTAGAAACTTTTGAACAAAAGATTCTTTATTAAGAGACAGAATGTTTGTCACGGCTTAAAATCTTATCTAATTTGTTGTTAATAGAATACAGGTAATCAACAATTAAATCCAGCTGTTTGAGTGACTTTTTCTGTGTAGCTTCGTCAATAAAATCAAAAGTTAATTGATTAGGATCTTGTCCTGTAAAGGTCTGAGGTTGTGGTTGTGAAACAGTTTGAACAACTGGTGCTTGTTGAATAGGTATTTGCTGCTGAGGTAACGGATGAGCCATCATAGCTTGTCTATTAAGCTCCTCTATCATTCTTTGCTGTTGATTTTGCTGCATTTGTTGAACACCAGGAAGAAAGTTCTTCGGATCAATTCTTGTAGCTGGGCCAGTAGAAGATTGAGA